TACCAGAGGAAAGATAAGCTTGTTTGTAAAGTTCTGCTTGATCTTCCCCGGACAAACCATTGGAAATGGCTTCTGGTGTCATAACAAGAGGATAAACGATTCCAAGTGGGGATGGAATGGTCGTTGCAGTTGAAGACCCGAGAAAATAGGCTTCTGCGTCTGTGTTGGCACTGGAAGTCAGAGCAAAGGAGGTGTTGGAGAGATAAGTCACACTTGCCGAAACGTTTGCGAGACCTGTTTGTAGTTGATCATAAAAGGTGACGTAACTGCTGGACGGGGTGGATCCAAAATCAGAGAAAGTCCCTTCTGCTGTGTTGACTCTTCCCATTGCCGCAAAGGTCGCAACAACTTTGGAATAAGAAGTTGGGAACCTTGGCGATCTGACAACGGTTCTCACTATTCCTACTGGAGAATCGTACAGTGCTCTATAGACAAAACTACCAGCAAATGGTGCGGAAAAACTTGCGGTAAAGCTGGAGCCGGACAATGATGAGATGAAACTGTTTACAACACTACCATCAGAAGCTGAGAGTTCCGTGATGACAACAATTGGACTGCCACCAAATAAATAATCAAACCCCACAGATGCAGTCGAAGAAGGATGTGTGACAGTTACTTCCTTTTCTTCATAAGCAGCAAACAGGTTGTTTGAGTAAGTGATCTGTTGGTCAAATGGCATGGTTTTCGCGTCATCAAAAAACCTTCCATATTTTCCCGTTCGATTATCTGACGAAGTTCTCCAGACTGTTGGAAAACTTCCAGTTGTTTCTTGTTTTCTGGACAGGAGTAGTTTTGGTGGAAGACCTCTTACTCTTGTTCCTTTTTGGGTTCTCGCCATGTCGATGCCCTAAGTAGGAAAACCTTCAACTGCCTCGAAACAACCCTCCAAAAGCCACCGAGTCCGTTCCGTAAACCGCCGCATTGCCACCATAATACGAATATCCAGCAGATGCACTCTTTTTGTCTCTTGTTTGCAAATATGAATCAGAAGGGTTGTAAGCCTCGTTGCCTTTAACAAGATCCGAGGCGCCAAGAAGGTCTGGGAAATAGCTGCCCTCACCGTTATCATCCCAAGGAGCAATTTCAGGGATCAGTTTGTTGGAAACCGTTGCACCATATGAGACAACGTTGTTTGTTGACAACACCCAAGCGCCTTGTTCCAGGAAAGGTCGGACATATCCATTTTTACGCCTGAAAACCATCTGTTCCACTTCTGGGTTTCCAACCGAGGAAAGTGAACCGTTTTCCAAGTTGGCGTGTGTTGTTGGGCTGGGGATGATGGCTTCTTCTCTAAAACCATTCCCAGCATTTGCGTAGGTCTTATAGGATCCAGTTGTTGGTTTAGTAGAGGAAACAAGGTAGTCTACAGTTCTTGGTATTTGGTTGGTTGATGTTTCGCCTTCAATTACCAGTGTTGAGTCAACGAAAGTCGGAGTGCCAACAATCAAAGGTGGCTGTCCAAAGCTGTTTAATAGTGATGTTTCATGTGTGATGACACCATTCGGTTGCGTCACTGGATCGCAGAAAAAGATCTTGATTTGGTTCGAACCGTAAATGTCTTGAGTTGTTCTTAAAGAAACACCTTCTCTAAAATTGTCAATTGCTGTTGTGTCAATACCACCAGACACAACCATTCTCCTGTTGACCTTACCATAAAAAAAGGGAATATCGTTGAACGGCTGGATTGTCATGTCAGTATTTCCTCAAGATTCCTGTGAACAACTGGAGAAGTAGTTGTTCCTTCTGTTTGTTTCGATTTGATTCTCCGAGGTACATGTCTTCACTGTGATAGCGAACCTTGTTTCTTTCGAGAACGTGGCTGGTGACGACATAGTTGATACCATCGAATGACGTTTTGCCTGGGATCAGTTGTTCGATCAAGCTGCCAAGGTTCGTGTTGAACCACTTGTAGAAGTCGTAGAAGCCACGCACATTCAATTTGTTCGTAAGTCTGTTGAAGTAGATGTCTTGAAGATTCTCCAAGTCCAGATAATCCTCAGAGAACATTTGATTTGGACTTCCAATGTAGTTGTTGAACTGATCCAAAGAAGAGAACATCCCAATTATGTCTTGGTCCAAAGCGTCGGTGAGCCCGAAGTCAATACTAAACCTCCCAGTGTCCTGTGGAATCTGCTCTTGAGAGATTTCATACACAGGGGCAAGAGAAGAGTATTGAGCTTCATCACCCAAAACATTCGTCAAATCTTGATAACTTCTGACCCTGACCTTTTCTGTTGTAACGCCCTCACCAAAGTTCGGAGAAAGAAACGAGTAATAGAACCTTTGAGGAAGAACAACGGTGCTGCTTGCTGGAAACCTGGAACCCGTTGCGTGAAGGTTGTTCTGGGAAAAGTCAAACACCTCCAGGTTCCCAAGGTTTGTTGATTGCTTTGTTGGTTGATCTGTTGACCAATCCCCTCTGAGTCTCTCAAATGAACCAGAAACCGTTGTGTCGAAGTTGAAGTTCACTTTTGGATTTGAGACACCAAGAGATTTGTAATCTCTAACGTGTTCATTCCATTCATCCAAGGTCAACGCTTTGGTCCACCAACGGATTTGTCCTACCCTCCCAACAAAAGTTTGGAGATTGTTTTCATTCACAAAGTTTGTGTTTGCCAGGATAGCGTTGCTCCCACTTCCTATTGCGAGAAATGGAACGCTTCCAGTTCCATCTCTGACTTGCCAGAGGTTATTGGCTGAGTTTCCATTAAAGTTATCGTCAAACAGGGAAGAGGTTGTATAAACCTCAGCAACAACACCCAAACTGTTTCTTCCAGCCCTGAGAAAGTAAGAAGAAGACACTTGGCCTACAAGGTCTCCTCTAACCCTACCGAAAGAAATATTCCAGGGTTGTCCATCCATAATACTTGGAACACCCAGAGACATTGTAAGAACAGACGAGTTCATTGCAGAGTTTGGTCTTGCAATGAGTGTCAAACCGGAACCAGATGTTGCGATCACATTGACAAGAATGTTTTCATCGGCAGTAGACCCGGTTGACATAACTCGAACCAAACTTTGAACCGAACTTGTTGTTGGCAGCCCAGGAAAGTTGTAGATGGCTTCAAACGTCCAAGAACCACTGGTAAACAAACCATCACTTGTGTTGTTTGTGTCGGTTGGTTTACCGTTGGAATCATAAACAAATGAACCAACTGGAGGAGGTGTTCCAGGCTCAATTCTACTTCCCGAAAGTTCTGGCGAGCGGATATAACCTCCACTCAAAAAACTCAACATCGCTCCGACTTCATTTCTGGTTTCACGGAGTCCTGTCAGTGTTCTTTGCGTTGGTCCGCCGTATTCTCTGAACCTGAAAACATTGTCTCCTTCGATGCCAACTGCTCTCAACAACGCTTTAATTCCATGAACGGTTCCCTTGCTCTTGAGAATGTCATTTGCGTTAATGAGAATCCTTCTCCAAACCTGATTTTGAAGATATTGCAGAGAGTTTTCGGAATTTACGATTTCCGGGGTGATGTTTGATCCATTGATAAATTGATTGATTGTTGAATTGGTAAACAGGGGAGGAAGTTCCAGCCCATAAAATTTCGCCAGTTGCATCAAAAAGGCATCTGGCACAGTATCATCCGAATCATAGTCAACGTGCCTCAATGTTGAAAAAGCATCGAGAAAGAGTTTTAGTTCATCGAAGAATCCAGCCCAAAGATAAAGCAGAGAAAGAATAGATTGCGTGCCACCGAGTCTTGCGGTGTTTGGTTCAGAACCATATTCCAGAGTGGTGATTCCACCTTCTTCTGTTTCAAGCGCATCTTCTTCTTGTCCCATTGTGAGAAAGTGTTTTGGAACAAGTTTGATGATGATGTTTGGATTGTAGGAATCATAGGAAGTGGCATCCTCCAGAAGTGTTTCTCTGTAAGAAACAACAGAAGGTTGATCTGGAAAAAGAATTGGACACTTTCTTTCATCTTCATAGATCATTGGGCTTGCTCCAAAGTAAGCCCCTGTTGCGATATTTCTGACCTTCAACGTGGAAAGAGCGTATGAGTTCAGGGTTCCGTGCATACCTTGTCCGCTATGATCCAAGACAAGGTTGGTGGAACTTCCGCTGGGCTCATTGAATTTGAAATACAAAGCCAAATCTGGTTGTGCATAAACACTTCCACTCTGATTCAACACCATTTCCGATGGTGAGACAACCTTCTTCCAATATCTGAACTCATCAATGGCTCCAGAAAATGTTTGCTGCGGCTCAAACAGCGGAGTGGCGATATTGCTCCCAGAGCCCAGGATAGAACTTGCAGAGGTTATTCCAAGGCTTCTGATGGTTACTTGACTGCTGCTGGCAATCAACGATCCACTGACATACCCGAAAATCCTGTTGTTGCCGCTTTGGCGATTCCAAACAAATGAAACCGGCGTCCAAACTCCTTTGACCACGGGCAGAGAAGCCAACATTGTTGACACGGAACCCGAAGCAACAAAAAAGGTAAGATCCGCGGTGAGAGGATTTGAACTTTGTGAAAGAAAACAACCAAACCCTTGTTCCAGCGCCGGGTTGTATTTTTGAAACACAATTTGATTTAGGTTTGAGCCAGTTGCAACACAAATCTGCATCTCAAAACTAATGGAACTGGTTGTTGGATCCAGTCTTGATGCTCCATTGGGAACTCTTGTCAGCAGAGGAAAAGAAGACCCTGCCGAATCTTTGACAGTGACAAAGGTTCCTCTGCCACTTGCATCCCCAGGATTTGATCCAGAAAAGAAGAGATATCCTTTGTTTTTTGGCAGGTTGGAATAGACGTAATTCTCATACCCAGTCATTCCATCAAAAAACAACTCTGTTTCTCTTCTGTTTCCATCGAAGGGATACCTGTCGAAAATCTTGTTGAAAGCAGCATTCACCTTCACTTCGGCTGAGTTGAAAAAAACATGGTTTTCGAACACGGACCAATCGACGTTCAATTGTTGTGTTGACTTGATCCCAGAACCAATCGGATCATATCGGAACGATCCTGTTTCTCCAATTGCAGAATCAACAACGTATTGTCCGTTCTCGGAAGAAAAGGAAGACAAGCCCCCGTCCGGGTTTGTTACTCCACGAACAACAGAAGGACTAAACAAACTTGGCTTCAGTTTTAGCAATCTCTGAATAGGTGTCATTGTTGAATCACCTTGAAAATAAACCCTTTGTTTTGAACGAGATTTGCTTCACCATTCTCTTTGATCAAGAACTCAATCTCATAAACTCTGTTGATTGGTAGATCTTCCATATAGACCTTGAAGTACATGCCTTGTCCATCCGCAGACAGTTTGGTGCCAACCTCGTCAAAGGGAATAATGACTTCCTTGGAGAATGGATCAATAATTCTCCACTGCATGTTTTCAAACAGCTTGGGTTTGACTTGGTAAGGACTATAAAAGCTCGTCAAGGTTGTATCGAAATCAACCGTAAGAACTCTCATGGTTGCAACATCTGAGTTCCCATACACTTCTTGAAGATTCACAACGTTTGTAACGTAGTTTCTTGAACCAGCAACAGAAGTTTTCCCCTGTTGAGGGAAGAAGGTTAGGGATGGGCCTACATCGAACGTAACGGCATTATCCGGCGACTTCCAGACCGGGATCATATCAACGGAGCCATCAGGCTTCAAGACCCCAGATAAGCCTGCTGCTGTCTTCTGAATAAACACGTCGGCATAGTAGCTACCCGTTTGGTAAATCCCGTTACCAGCAAAAGAAATTTGAGAGCCAGTGAAACTTTGTGAGAAATAGTTCCAACTGGAGGAGGTGTAGGTGATGGTTCGTTGATGACTGAAACTGTATGTTGTTGCGGCAACAAAAGAACTTTGGCTTGCAATCAATTCCAGAATGATGCTACCGGAACCAGAAACAGGTGTGCTGCCAGAAACAAAGTTGGCTGGGGATCCGAATACCTTGTTGTAGAAACCGATTTTGTTGTTCCTGTCCAAAAACAGTTGCGCTTGGTTGTCAAAAAAAGTGTCGTTGTATTTGACGACAAGAGTTGGGTGAAGGTTGCTGTTCCTGGATTGCCTGCTGCTGAACCTTTTTACAAATCTTGTCACTGTGTCTGTTTCTTGAGAACCACTGAAGGCAATTCGAAAACCATGATTTGGAACTGCCCCAGCCAGTGAAACACTGACGAAAGATGTAATGTCAACAAGGAGGTCTTCATCTCCTCTGGCAAAGCTTTGGGAGAAGGTTAGTGGAACATAACCAAAAGAGGGAGAAGAAAGATGAGTGATATAGTCAGCACTTCCATCAGAGGCTTCTGCTCCATAGGCAATACCTCCGCTGGTCCAAGGTGTTACAACACCTCCATCAATCGAAGCTGTAAACCAATTCACAGCATCCAGGTCTCTAAAACCAATAACGTCATTTCCCCTGCCTTCTGAAAAAGCCTTACCCAAAGGGTTGACAACAAGGGAAAAGTTCGATGGAACAGTTTGACCACCAAACACATTCTTCATTGACAAGAAGCACTTGAAAGAAGAGTTGTTTGGATTGATTACTGAACTTGTTAGTGTAGAAATTGAGTCGAGGTTGAAATGGATGACCGCCCTGGAGAGTTCTACGCCGGAAGTTCCAGAAGGAACGGGAGTGGCATTGTAAAGCTTGAAAAGATCAAGGGTTCCAGCTTGCCCAACATTGGCATCCGTTGACCTGGAAAGGGTTGGTCTGCTGCTGTTGACAATTTTATTGGTGACATATCCGTCCTTGTCAGCTTTTATTTTTCGGTACATCGGGTTGTCCCGATAAATACAACCCCCTACTAACTGACTCTTCCTATCAAGTCAAAGGCGGGGAATTTGAGTTCAAACATTCCTCCCATTGGAGGAATCAAAATGGAGCCGTTTGCTAAGTTGGTATCAACGTTGTAACTCACTGAGCTATACTCTCTGCCACCAACATTCCCAGTCAAATTCCTCACCGTGATTCCCCTAACCGCCAAAACCCCAATGTTGTTGTAAATGATGTTTCTCACATCATCCAAAAACAAAGGTTGATCCATTTGAAAGTTGTTGGTGTTGAAATATTGAATCAGTTTGCTTTGAACGTTTTGGAGGATTTGTTGTCGATTTTGGCTTGGATCGACTGTGATGTCATAGTTGATCTGAAGGTTTACAACCCTACCATCCAGAACATCAATTGCATCTGATATCATTCGGTATTGATTCAAATACGTTGCAAGGTTATCCTTCAACATATCAGGAGCCACTGTCAGTTGACCTAAATCGTTTCTGCACAATAAAAACAGCAATGCGGCATTTGGATTGTCTGGGTTGGTTCTAATGCTTGCCCTGTAAACCCTCCCGAATGTCGCTGGGAGGGAATAAACCCTGGCGAGCAAATCTTCTTTGGAAACAATCCTTGATTGTGAATTCCTTGCGGAAGGAATTTGGAGACGCAACTCGTCGAGGGTCGGAGGATCATCACCACCTTTTCCTCTTTCATTGTTGTTTGCATCGGCAGAAGCTCTAACCGCCGATGCAACAGCAGCCGAAGGGTTGTTGGGAAACTCCATGATCAGGGTAGAAATCTCAGAAATGTTGTTTGGTGGAATGTTGTGATTGAGTCCACCTCCATGACGATAAGTCACAGTGATAGAAACATCTGGGGCAATCGCACCCAATGTCGATGTTCTTAAAAGGTTGTTGGGATCAATAGAAAACCTGGAAAAACTCGTCTTGCCAAACAAAGGCAAAGCAGCTTCACTTGGGTCAGGGACCCAATCATCATCCATCGTTGCCCCAGAACCACCACCGAACGTCAACGTTGTCAATCTGGTTGATAGTGATGTTGTTTTGAAAAACCTGTAAGGGGCTGGGAGGATTTCCAGATTAGATTCGACATATTGTTGAGTTGTGCTTGTTTCTTCCCGCGGGATGCTGTTGGCAATAGACTTAAACACAGTGTCTTGTGTTAGAAACTCAACTTCATAGTAAGTGTTACCATCACTATCAACAACAGAAAGAATCTCGGTTACATCGCGGTTTGCGAGGGTATAAGTCTTAAATGGCTCAAAACCAGAGACGGTGAAAGTTTCTGATGTTGTTGTGCTGGAGAGGCATGTTCCGTTGGCTGAGAAGATGTAGTTGACAGGATTTCCATTGTTGTCAACCTCTCCAATTGAATAAGAGATACCTGCGGCTGGAGTTCCATCACTCTTTGTCAAGTGCATTTCAACATCCGAAAGAAGTTGAAATGGGATGCCTGGATTTGAGTTTACAATTGTTCCTTCTTTGAAAACTGGGAGAGCGGTTGTGTCGTAAGAACCTTGTGAGTTTGCAGGGATCCTTGCATAAAAAGTCACCGGAAGAACGGCTGGGGCTGCACCCACAACAGGAACTCCCGCTTCCCTCAAAAGCTTCTCAAGATTCTTTGATTCAACAGCAGTTTCAGCATTCAGTTCTCCAAACTGGTGATCCAGATAAAGTGATTGAACGTCTCCGACATAAGCAGCAAGCTCGATAAGCAAGCCACCAAAACCGTTTGGAGAAAAATCTTGAATTTGGTTGGGAAAAAAGGTTCGGGCGTACTCTTCAAGGTCTGCCCTGAATGAATCAAAATCTTTGTTGACGTATTTTCTTGCCCTGATGGGTTGATTGTTGCGTGTATCCACAGGATTAGTTATGAGACCGCAAACGTTACCTGGAGAGTTGTAGATGGAACCAAAGCTCTGGGAATACTATAAAAAACAGTGATCCTTACGATTCCCAATCCATCTGCTGAACCTCCCTCAACAAACACACTTTCATAGGTTTCCAATTCAACAAATGGCATGTACTTTGCAACAGCCGTTCTAATTCTCATAACCGCTTCATCATCAAACCAATCTTTGCCTCTCTCATACTCCGCAGCCAGTGGAAGAAGATTAGCTCCGTAATCAAAAAGACCAACTCTCTCACCCCAGTTGGTCAAAATCAAATCTCTCAGATTGTTCTTCATTTGGTCTGCAACCGAGAAGTGCATGTCTAAGATACCACTGCCATTTGTTCCTTGACGCAATGGTGTTTTGATTCCAACTGGCTTTGGCGCTGGGGCAACGGCTTGCCTCTGTGTTGAAAGATCTGCACCAGTTATCCCAGAACTCTTGAAACTTCTCGTTGTCATAGACCAAAACCTCTCCTCAAATCATTTGCAAACTCCTCCACTGAGGCATTCCCAGAAGGTGATGTTTCTGTTTCTGTTGTTGTTCTTCCTGGTGAAGGAGAAATATCCCTGGAAGGCAAGGAAGTGGGAACAACTTGTATTATTCCCTCCCTTTGGTCTCTCTTCTGGTTATCTTCCACTACCCCAGAAAACCCAGACGTTCTGGAGATGTATTCTTCAAAAGATTCTCCAACTTCGGAAATCGCTCCAGGAGGATTATTACTGCCACCAAAATCTCCAGATGGCCCCGTGGTCGGTTGAACCACTTGAAGGCTCTCTATATTCCCCACAGCGCCAGCAAATGCCATGCTGGCTTGGTTCAACCTGATATTGTCAGGGTCGGAGTTATCAGACCCAACTCCATCCGGGTCGTTGGGGCACAACGGGAAAAAAGAACCAATGAAAGGCAGTGGATTCAAAAGCGATTTGATAAAACACCACAAGGCTTTCAAAATGGAGAAAGCCATCGCATAAGCCATTAGCTTGATCGGATCCGCTGAAGTTGGAGCGGGTTGCCTCACTCCAGTTACAGGAAATTTGAACGCAGCATAAAGACCATCACCCAAAATCCTTGTTGCGGCATTTACAGGCGCTGGGAGTGCCGTAATGGCCGTTGAAACAGCAGCAAGTTTTGCCGTGTTGGCTGCAACATTTGCAGAGTTTTGAGTATCCCTAAAAGTTTGAGCGGTTGATTCTGCTCTGATCCTCGCCAAATCATCTTGTGACATTGAGAGTTTTCCTTTCCTTCATTGCCCAAAGATTTTCGAGCTACGGCTTCGATAAACAGCTTGGTTGGTTGCAACCCTGTGTTGGTTGATGGCTGTTCTCAGGTTGTTTCTTCTGAGCGTAATGTTGGGATTAAGGGTTGCCCATGCCGTGTCCGGACCACCAGGAGAACAAACACTCAACTGCCCAGCCGTTTTCATGTCTTCAACAAGAGAAGAATAAGCTGTCTGCAAAGCATCAATCTGGCGTTGCAAACCCTCCACAACCTTTTTGAACTCTGTCCATTTGATGTAAGGCTCCAAACCGGCAAACCTGTTCTCTTCTCCAACAGTCAGTTCCGCCGTTGATCCTTCCGGGTTTCTTGGTCTGTCGGGCGGAGGTTGTTGATTCCCGTTGTTGAGAGGATTCAGAGAAGCTCCACCAAGGAAAATCTGCAAACCATCAACCTGAACTCTTCCTTCTGGAGACATATACAAGTAAGCCAATGAGTCATTTGGAGGTGCCCCAGCGTTTGCACTGTCCGGGGTTCTGTTCTTCCCTTCTTTCAAAATCAGAACACTTCCACTGATCGGTTCAACTGCATTATCTGAAGGCAACGAACGCCTTGCAACCAAACGAACATGATCAGCTTTCCCAACAAGGTATGAATTTCCCGCTCCATTGCTGGATGATGGAAATTGAATTGGAAAAAGACTGTTGGATGAAAAATTCAGTCCAGAGGTTTGCATTGCGTTGTTTGCAGCGCCAGTTGCAGTTCTTTGGAGCCTGAAGTTTTTATCTCCTTCTGTTTTCATGGAAAGGGTTAGCCTGACGGCATCTCTTGCCAAATCTGGTTCACCTTCGTTGAGATTTTCCCCTGGTTTACCATTCAACTTTGGTGTTTTATCCGTTTCCAGCAAGCTCCTGGAGTTGAAGGCTGTGAGGGGAGAGGAAGTTGTGGAAGTGGCTGTTGCTGGTTCGAGAAGGTACCTTCCGCGCCCTGCGACCATATCAATGCACCCGACATAAGGACGAACCTCCGCGGGCTGTAATAAGCCTCCTGGGCGGTCCTGCCCCAGGACAATCAAGGTGTTGTTCATCCCCTGAATGACAAATTCTTGTGGATGTTTTGTCCACCTTGGAACAACTTCGTATGTGTGTTTGACTGAGCCTGAGATTGACTTCTGATAAAGAAGGTCGAAGGGATTGGTTGAACCAGCCTGGGGAAGTGTTGTTGTTTCTTCTGTTCCTCCTCCGTTGGGAAAACCTGGGGAGAAACTTCCTGGACGTGCTGTTTGTCTTGCGAGAGAAGAGCTTGTTCTTAAAACACCATTGATTGTTTCAACGAAAAAACGTCTGTCGCCATGAGTGAAGTTGGTATCCTCAACCATGTATCCTTCTGGAGTTCTTGTGATCCACTTCCCACTTCTGTAACCAAACTTGTGAAAATCTTCAAAAACAACAGTGATTTGCTCGCCAATTTGAACTGGGAGCATGAAATGGCTTTGAAAAAAGGGAGAAAGAAGGACTCTTGTTGCTGTGGCATCGCTGACACCATCAGAAGTGATCAGAGCAACAACACTGTTTGCTGCGACATTTTCAACAGACTCTGGGTTGACGACCAGGGCACGAAGCCTGTCTTTTTCCAGGGAATTTAGCGCTCTTGGATTCCAGACAATCTCTTCGACAACCCCCTTTTGGAAGGTTGGAGGAGTTCCGGAAGAAATAAGGTCAACGGTTGGTTTGGCAAGATCGAGAACTGGTGTGGTTGCACCAGCAAGAACACGACCAACGTTAATGTTTGTGTGAGATGACATCTAAGGCTCCTAAATAGCCAAAACGTCATCCTCGCATATTGTTCTTGAGTTGTTGAAACAGATTACCCGTTGTAGGAAGTTCATCTGCTTCTTGCTTCTCCTTGGCTTTGTAAACCAACTCAGCAAGCTTCAACAACTGGGCATTCGCCTTTTCCATGCGCTCAAGATATTTGCTTAGATGATCTCCATGAATAACATGCTGCTCCGGATTGCCAAGAACAATGGTATAAAGATCCAGCCAGATGATGTGTGCATTCCTGCGATCTTCAAGACTGTTCCTGTAAATTTGTTTCCAAAGCATTCTTAGCTTCTCATCAATTGTTGTGAGAGAATCCAAGAGAACCGAGAACTCATTCAAATCTTCTTCGGTGTCTCGAATTGTTTTCTTGATGTCTGATTTCGGTGAGGATAGTTCTCCCACCAAATCAATGTTGGCAAGAATGGTTTTTGTTTCCGTTGTCATGGCTGGGAGTCCAGATGTTCTTTTTCTTTGTCAGCATCGGAAGATGATTGGGGCAACCTTTCACCCTCTTGGATCTCAAGCTGCTCCTTTGCGGTTTTGTAATACTTCTTCAAAACCGTGAGAACACTGCTCAGTTGCTTGGGGTTCTTCAAAGTTGTAATTTCCCGCAGATAAAGCATCACAGCACGCTTGTTCAAAAAGTCCAAGTCTTCAAGGTTATCAAACAACACACGAATACCCTTAAATGCTTCTACTTCATTTTCCGTTGCAGTTTGCTCTTGAATTAACTGAAGCAGACGAGCCAGTTTTTTTTCGTTGTGTTCGTTGATCAACGCATCTTCTGGTGACAGAGCAACGTTGTGATTTTCTATTGTCTCCAGATCATGAGCAGAGAGGGTTTCCCTGTCATCCAATGAAGTGAAAGTGTTTATGATTCTATGGCTTTGTTTGCTTCGGCAAATGAGAAAGTTTTTCGCAACAACGTTGAAGTATGAAAAGGCTTTGGTTCCTTTTGATGGATCGAACTTTGCCAGTGCTCCATAAAGGAATTGAACCGTTTCTGCTTGAAGGTCATGCCTGCTTTCATATTGGATTTGAAAACCATAAACGTTGATAAGGTTTTCTACCAGTTTGTTGAAGGCAGGGAGAATTCCTTCAACGAAAATCTTGGTTTTTGCCTTGGGATCCTTTTCGTTGTTAAACTCAACGATGGAATCTTGCGTTCCTGCGTTGAAGTAGAATTCTTGAGGAGTTGCGCCACCTTTTGGTTTGCGCTTGATGATTTTTCTTCCGGCTGGTGGCATGTTATTCGGCCTCTACGTTTTCTTCTAGTCTGATATATCGTTGCTTGCTACGTTGTGTGAAGTTGTAAACCAACTTCTGTGTTGCTGTTTGACAAACTTTGACATTTTCCAACGCCTCTGTTGCTGCTCTTTTCACTTCGGGCGCATCAAAAAACATTGGTGTCTTCAAAATGGCTTCTAGTGTTGCAGCCGTTCTCTCGTGAATTTCAATCGCCTCAGACAAGTCGTCTTCCAGAAGAAAAATGATCTTGGCCCATCTAACAGCAAAGAAACCAGCAAAACCAGTTGCAACAGCAAGAATCAGAAGAAAAACATACAACATCAGGAACTCCCCAAAACGCCACCAAGGGCTTTTGAGTAAATACTGGATACCGCGTCGAACGAGTATTCTTTCTGAATCACACAAGCCAAATCCTTGGCCCACTGCTTCGGCATAGAAGAAGATTCAAAAAACTTCTTAAACCTTCTTTTCGCATCAAACTCAATTGGGTTTGCCCATTTCATTCCTGCAAGGAAGATTTGTCCATCAACCCTTGACGCAGGAATCTCACCCAACATCCGATCAACTGGAATGAATTTACCGTGCTTCAGAAATTCAAGATGCCCACTCCAGTTTGTTGCAATCACTGGAAGACCACAAGCAGCCGCTTCGAGAATTGGAAGACCGTAACCTTCCCCATGCGTCAGAGAAACCAACGCAGCAATATCTTTGTGCCGATACAACCGATTCATCTCTTCATCAGTCATGTGACCATGAAGCAGGTAAAACGTAGGACCAGGAACCCCAGCAGGCTGAATCTCTGCAACCAACTTCGTGAAAATCCCCTCGATGTTTTTCTTGTCAAATTGTGTCTGAGCACCAGCATTCGTCTTGACAATCACACCAACGTCCTTATTCCCCGCAAATGTCTCTGCAATCCATTTGAGGGTATAAGGAAGGTTCTTCCTGTCGTTTTCAGGATTGGTTCCGGTCAACTGACCAACAACCAGCAAATTAAATTTCGTTGTCAATCCCAGGTCCAGGTCTGGATCTTCTGGAATGAGTTGATTCTCCATTCGCATTGCATCAGGAAAAGCTTCAGGGATCACAACAACAGGAACTTTGATTTCTCCTGTTGCCATGAAAGTCTCTTTGGTGAAGGTGCTGGGGACAACAACCATGTCCATTCTGTTGATACAATCAATCCAAGCTGGATTGCATTTGTCTGTCTCAACTCCAGCAGTCACTCCGATGTTAAAGTTCCCCAAGAAAGGATTCCATTCGTTTGGAAGTTGGACTTGGATTGTCACATCGTAGAAGGACTTCTTGTTGCCAGAAGCTTGAAGTATCTGACCAATCAAGCCGTCTTCGGCTTCTGGATCGACAAGGAGGTGTGTATCTCCCCAAGGAAGTGGCTCGGTTGTAATGTCAAGGTTGTGTTGTTCAGACGCAACCCGAAACAGCCAACGAGCAATTTGACGGGTATGCACGCCGTAACCGGCATGTACCAACAATGGACCCCTAAGCAAAACGGTTTTCTTTGTTGTGGTGTTCATCATCTGTAGGTTGCTCACTTGTTGTTGAGTTTGGAGCATGTCCAACGTTTTGGCGGGTTGTTCCTAAAATCTGTGATCAATTTGCTCAACGTCCTGTCCCACTCTGAAATCATTTGTTCGTAGCCAAACTCATGTTCTGCGTAAGCAATGTTCTTCTTTGCAAGCAATTCCTTCTCTTCTGGAGACATGGAATAGACCTTGTGAAAAGCCGCCGTCAAATCTTCATGCTTGAAATGATCGTCGAAGATGTAAGGAACCATTTGTGAACCAACGAGAACACGACAAGCTGGATCAATTGCAACGCCATGTTCCGAGCCATCCCGATAATCAACAACTTGACGTGTCATTCCACCTGTCTTCAATGCGATAATCGGTTTCCCAACCATCAATGCTGACAAGGTTGCCAACCCAAACCCTTCTGCCTTCGACACATTCACAACAAAATCAACCGAGTTGTAAAGCGCATTCATGTCGTTGAAATCAACCTTTTGAGTGGAAAACACAACATTTCCAGCAAGGCCGAGATTTTCAACAGTCGCAAAAAGGTTTGGACCTTCGGTATCCTGTGGATCGGTGTGCATCACAAGCATTGCTTTCCTGTGACCTTCCTTCCTCTCCAACTCATCCAAAAACATCTTCCAGGACATCAACACATCATTTGGCATCTTCCTGGTTGCGTTCCTGTTAACCCAAGCCCCAATAAACCAGTCAGCACGATCCTTGTAATTCACAAGCCTCAATTGTTTCACCGTATCCGCTGGAAGTGGGCAATAAACCTCCTTCGGAAACGCATGGGGAATGTAATTCGTTTTCTCTGGGAAATGAGGCTTGACAAGATCGTAGGTCTTGTGAGAAAGGCAGTTGATCAAGTCTGTTGATTTGTACCAAACATCGTTGAAGGCTGGGTATGGATCATTGTCCCAGACGTGCCAATAAGCAATGGGACACACTTGATGCACTTCGTCTTCCATCTCCCAAAGCCACATAAACTGTCTTGGATCAGTGAATAGGAGGACCGCATCCGGTCTTTCATTGATCAGAAGATTTCTGATCATGTTTCTATCACCGAAACCGTCAACGGGTTTGATAATGAAGTCTGGATTTACTACAATTGGATCATAGTTCGGATGTTTGATTGCTCCTCCAAGACAACGAAAGGAATACCTCCCGGTTGCAACAAGGCCGTGAATAAGAAAGCGACTTTGTGTACCGACACCTGAAGTACACAATGGATGATCCCCCAGCATCAAGATTTTGTGCTTCCTAGCAGGAAAACTTGGAATTTGCATGTTCATATTCAACTCTGGTTTTACCACTTCCGACTTCATTGGATACTAACTCTTTTGTCTAACTGCCGATGGACTAGATGCCCAATCCCAATTGGCTCGAACTTCCTTGTTTCTTTCCCAAACCGCCTTGAAAATCTTAGACGAGGGGGAAGGAGTATTAAGAGCCCCCTTTGGATCCCTCTTCTGGTTATCTTCCACTGAGCAATCTTCTTGACAACTTTCAATCGTTGAAACAAGGGCGTTGATGTCTTTGGGGAAACAGGTGCCACCAAATCCATAATCTCCATCGGGGCCAGGGACTTTTGTGTGGCTGGGACCAATTCTCTTATCGGAGACAACACCGGCAACAACATTTTCGTAGGTTGCGCCCATTTTTTCAGCCAGGAACTTTATCTCGTTGAAGAACATGGTCTTGGTTGCCAGGAAACAGTTCGCAGAGTATTTTACAAGCTCGCTGTCGGTGCTGGACATGGTGAGGGTGGGAACATGAGGGAACTCGCCCGCATAAAGCTCCTGGAGCGATTGAAGGGCATCCTGGTCATCCCCACCCAAAACGGTTCGGTCTGCATTGAGGAAGTCTTGGTTGGCTCTTGCTGCTGTCAAAAACTCTGGGTTATGAACAAGTCTCAATCCCGGAAATTGCTTCTGGAGTCTTTTCGTTGTTCCCACTGGAACGGTTGATTTGATAACGAAAATTGAAGAAGAGGGGATTGGGTGGTTGGAGGCTTGAGAGAAAAAGGATTCAATGATGGAGAGATTTGCTTCTCCACCTTCTGCGCTTACCATTGGAGTTGGAAGACAGACAAAGATGAACTTTGACTGGAGGGCTTCTTCCAAAGAACACGTTGATCTTTTCGGATCAATGTCGTAAACTTTTGGATTGAGTCTTGAGAAACCATTGGCAACTGCTCCACCCACAAAACCATTACCAATCACACTGATTGTTTTTTCATTGTTGCTAGACATTTACCCACGACTATTGATTTCGTGGGTTGTTTTTGTATTGAGGCTCAAAGGCCCCAACAACTGGTTTTCATGCTTGCAAAAGCCAAAACGCCGTTTTCCAATCTTGGTGTTTTGGTTCTTTGAAGACTTGTTTTTTACAAGTCTTCAGCAGTTCATTTGTTTCCGGCCACGACCCCAATCCTGGGACGGTTGCTTGCTCATAATTGTCGGCAATTATGATTCCATTGGGTTTGATAGCTTGAAGCGCGTATTTGGCACATTCATCTCTCCACTCTACTGGTTCACCATCAATGATTATGCAATCGAACAAACCATCAGCAATCAATGTTAAAGGGGCAGAGAGGAATTCAGCCTTGTCTTTCGTGTAAATGGCGTTTGCCCTTTTCGCCCATTCTGAATTTGAATCTACTGAACGAACAAGTTGGGCGTTTTTTCGCCACCAAGTTGTCGAATTTCCAGCCCCGTATTCGAACACTTTCCACTGTTTTGTGTCCCACATTATCAACTCCCTTAAAAAGGGACGTGTGTACCACGGAAACAACGTAGAGCATTGACTATCGAACGACAACCAGTTGTCCAACTCAACAATCCGTTCTTTGTCAACCATTGGCAAAGGCTCCAATAAGAATTGGATCATTCGTAAAGACAGCAGTATAGGGAACAATCCCATTGTAAACGAATTCGAAATAATCTTTTGGCTTTTGAATCAAATGCCAACGATAACTGGGTGTTTCGTAGTCGTGAGTGACAATAGTGCTGCATTTGCCAAAAAAGCGATTGATGATTTCCGGTCGTGAGTCTCCATGACCATCCACGAAAACCAAATCATATCCCAAATCAGAAATTTCAAGTTTCTCGAATTCGTTGGGACCAATAGCCAAGTGTGCCTCCCATTTTGAATTGTCTTTCAAGGATTGATACACTTTTTCGTACCAATCCTTTGACTGCATTTCAACTGAAGTCAAGTGTTCACAGTTCTGCAATAAAAACGGCGTTGAGCCAAAACCAAGACCAAATTCCAAAATTCTTGGGAAGTTTTTCACCGCGAACAATTTTTCGAAAACGGGGATGTGTGTTGAATATTTGTCCATTTTTGTTTATTACCTTGGGACTTTCGTTTGGATTAGTTGCATAGCGAGATCGTCAATGGCTTTTTTGTATTTTACATATGGCCTAAGCAGGTGACTGTCCACATATTTGCCAGACTGGATCAGACTTGGATCGTACTGCCAGTTGGACCTATCAATTCTATCTTGAGAGTAGTCTCTCAAAGAAAGACTCTTTAGTTTTGAATATTTCTGGAGTTGGTCGTACAAAAAATGTTCGTCTGTGTTCCATGCAGTTCCATATCGGGCATGGACAGACTCATAAAATGATGTGAGATCATCCTGCAAACCAAGAGCGGTCTGCATGGTTTTGCAGTTTGCCAAGATATAACAGATTGGGTAGTATGGAACATTCCCGTATGGTTGATTGCTGTAACTTAAAATTTGGTCATCTTCGAGATTTGAAATGGGTTTCCTGAAATAGTCAGCGTTCAAAGGCATCATGTCTATATCGGACGTTAGCAAGGAGATGTTGGTGAAGTATTTGAAAGCATAAAGTCTAATCAACTGTGCTTGCCAACTGGTTGGAAAGCGAGGATCGGCCTTAACCTTCTTCAAGAGTCCAAATTTGTTTTGGACGAAATCTGTTTCTTCGTTTGTGATGTGAAACATTAAAACTTTGATGCCAAGATGATTCCAAGCGATTGAAACGGGTTTGTAGAAATCCAGATAGTGCGAGTTGTCAGACGAAATGATTGCATAGTCAATTTTCATTTTAGACCTTCTCCTTCAAAATCTCCATTAACTGTTTGGCTCTCACGTCGTAGGTGTGATTCGCTCTGACGTGTTCATATCCAGAAGAGGCAATCTCTTCAATCACTTCTGGTTTCCTCAGAAGGAAATGTAGCTTCTCAACGAGTTCTTGTTGGTTGTTGTAAGTCATCAAGTGTTTGTCCGGGACAAACAGCTTGTCAAGCCCAGGAACACTATTGGTAAGCAAACAGGTTTTTGTTCCAAGAGTTTCGAACACTCGGTAGTTGATATCATCCAGCAAGCTTTGATTCAGAGCAACCTTGTATGAGTTGATAGCTTCCACCATCCCTTTACCCAGAACCCCAACATCCCGTCTAATCGCCTTATTAGAGGCAGAGGAAATGTTTTCCAACCACCGATCCCTTCCGCCAATCAACGACCCGCAAAAGCCAACGTCGTGCGATTTGGAGGCATGTGGGATATGATCAATCAGATCATCGGGATAAGCATTCGGAAACCAAAGACAAGTGGGAGAATGGCGTTGGAAGTGTTTCAGATATCCTTCTGTGCTGTTGAGGTGCAAATCAAACTTGGCTCGTTTGGAAAAGAAAACATGTTGCCCCAAAGCGAGATGTGAGTCGATGCTCCAGAACACCTTGAATTTGTTTGTGATTTGAGAAAGGTCCGGGAGCCAGCCTGATTCATCATAATTCTCCATGACAAAGATCACGTCAAAGTCTTTGATCATTTCATGAAATGGAGTTGAAAAGGTTGGTTGGTTTATTCCCCAGACCTCAGACTCAACACCAATGCGCTTGAAAGAACGTCGAAAGTTTTCACTTTCACGGAATTCTCTGTTTGCTTCATGCCTGCCACGTTCCTGAATCATGAGGATCTTCATTGGGGAATAGCCTTCCAATACTCTGGGTGTCTTACATCGCTCGAATCAAACACATCACCAACAAACTCTGTGCCAACTCTTTGTGTTGGGAATGGTTTGTTCTCGAAGAATGGATCGTGAACTTTTGCTCGGTGTTTGATGAGCGGGTAAATCTTTTCTCGAAGGAAGTTTTGATCAACTTGCCAAAAGTCTCCTGCTGGGTATTCGTCGATCAGACTCTTCATCTCGGAGAGGAAACCGCCTCTTGCTCCCCACATCCCACCAAGAATTTCTGTTTTGTGTGCTGGATGATCTCTCATGATGTGAAACACCTTGTCGGGTTCTGAAAGCCACTCATCAACAGCGGCCTTCTCTCTCAGTGAGAGTCTCGAATCTGTATCTCTTGATAACATCACTTCGACATCAGGCTCACCAGCAGGATAAAACCTCCAGAACATTCCTCTCCAATCTCCAGGTTCGGGCATGTTGACGACTTCTGCCCCTGCACGAAGAAGTTGTTTTGTCACGGCTGGGGAAGTGGAAGATCCAACGTAAAACCTTGGGATCCAACCTGGATAAACCGTCTTGGCAAGCTCTGCGTTTCTTAACGCTCCTATGGTGTACTTTGGATCATTCCCCCAAAGACAAAATGAGATGATCTTTTTCATCGCGGGAATCCAGCCGCCTTTCTTTGAAGATAAACCGCAGCATCTTGCCTTTCAAAAGGCAAATTCTTCATAAAAGTCTCATCCAAGCCGATATTAGTCGTGGTTGGATGAATTTGTTGGAACAGCGTTTTGGTTGCTGGATCTCTCTGAATCCAGTCTGGATGGACGTGACGAATAATCACCTTGTCAATGAATGTTTGCTTGCCAAGAGAATTGGCAACTTCAGTAAACTCATTGTCAGACCAGAAGGATTTGTAATCTGGGTGATAGATGTACCCAAACCGCTGGTAGTATTTCCTTCCAAGAATACAAAGAGTGTTGAAGTCTTTTCGGTATCCATCAAAAAACCAGAGAACTCCATCGGTGTCTGGATACAGTTCTTCCATTTTCCCTCTGATGATCTCGTCATAACCTCTTTCTTCTGGAATCATGTCGTCGGAGGCAAGCAAGAGGATATCATATTCTCCAGCTTTATCCATGTCAGCATTCACAGCTTCGATTTTTGTTTTTGAGTTTCCAAAACAAACTTCAAGGTTCTGATATTGAGAAAACTTCTGCTTCACTGCATCGTTGTTCATGCTGGGATCATCCAGATCACAGGACACGAGAAACTTTGTTGCGTTCTTTTTCTTGGAGCCGTAGTAATACCTGTCCAACACGGGAAAAAATCTGTCCGGCCTTCCTCTTGTTGGAAACTTCACCAAAACAGTCATTGTCATTTCTTCTTCAACTCCTCTTTGATCCAATCCGTCAGTTTAACAGATGGTTGATAATTCAGCCATACATTTGCAACAGAAATATCGGCTTGAGTGTGTCGAACCTCGTTTCTTCTTTCGGGCACATGAACGATTTCTCCACCGATCATTTCAGCCAGATAAAGGATACTGCACCTTTCCATTGTCCCAAGATTGATTGGATACTTCCTAACACTCTCTGGAATGAAGTTGTTAACATCACCAGCCGCGATTGTCCCAGCAACAATGTCATCAACGTGGGTAAAATCTCTGGTTTGCTTTCCATCACCGACAACTGTCAAAGGCTTCCCCTCTGCTTTTTGACGCAGGAACAATCCAACCACGGGAGCATATTGTCCTTTGATTGGTTGCCTTGATCCATAAACGTTGAAGTATCTCAACACAACCGTCTGAAGCTCATCTTCTGCACCAGTTGTATCATAGGAGAAACAAGCAAGTTCACCACCAACCTTTCCAGCCGCATAAGGTGTAGAACACTTTGTTGGCGTGTAATGAGTGAAAGGAATAGAGGCATTCCCATAAGCTGAAGATGTGGAAGAATAAACAAACCTGTTCGCCTTCAATTCCCTTGCAACTTCCAACATGGAAACAGTCCCCATCACATTGGTCTTAAACACCAAATCCTTTTTGGTAAAGGAAGGTTGAATCCTTGCTTCCGCTGCAAGGTGATAAACCGTCTCAATGTGCAGGTTTTTCTCTTTGGCGATCCAACGAACATCTGAAAGAATGTTGTCTTGATGACAAACATTCCCTTTGATGTTGTAAGCCTCTGGATTCCAGTAAAACTGTGAATTACTTTCCGCTGACTCGTTGTCGATACAAATGACTTTGGTGTCTTTGGCGATCAAAGCATCAACGAGATTGCTTCCGATGAATCCAGCACCGCCCGTAACAATCGCTGCCCTGTTCTTTTTCATTTTCCCTCTTGTTCCTTGTACCATTCTCTCGTGATATAACCCGCAACAGCTTCTGGTGAAAGATTAGCCTTGTAGAACTCTTTGCAAGATTTGGAACGTTCTTTCAACACCATTGGATCCGTGTTGATAAGCCAGGAAGCAAGTCCTGGAAGTTCATCCCATGTTTGCAACCAAAAGGCTGTTTTATGGTCCGGATCATACCACTGACGTTCTTTTCTGTTTAGCATCACTGGAATGCACCCAGCCTTCAAAGCCTCTGTCATCCTGAAAGACTCGTAACTTCCTCCAGGTGGACAGATTGCCAACATGGTGTTGCACATCACTTCGCTATATTCCTGCCTTGTCAACCCTTTTGAGAAACCCTCGCTAGGACGAATATAGATCCGCTTGTATTGCCCTTGCAGGGCGGACATAGCATTGACAGCCTGTTGCCTCCGCATATCACCCACAAAACCAGCAAACGACATCATGTACTTCCTGTCGTTGAAAGACAAGTGATCTGTTAAATCTCCCTTGAACCCAGAAGCAAATGGAAGCGGAATGGGTCTTTCATTGGCTGCTGGCTTTGAAGGAAAATAGTTCCTGAAAACTATGCAGTTCTTAAAATCAACGGGCTGGTGTGACTCATCAGACAGAAGAATGACAAGCTGCCTCATTCCTCCGGAATAATCTCTTTTTTCTCTGGGACCGAGGGGGGATTGGTAAATGACAACAGGCTCCTCTGGGAGAAGAGGAATCAGTTTATCAAGAAATTCTGTTTCCATGTTTTATGTTTCCTTCAGGGACAGTGAGGCGTGTTGGCATAAGGACAGAACCGACAGTTTTGTCGGTTTTTGGGGAAGATCTTCCTTTTGACGTGTCCAAGCATTGAATCAACGGTTTCCAGGGCATTGCTAAGTGCTTTTGGTCCAACTGACACTGGGACATATTCACAGTTTCCAGGTTTCTTGGATCTGCGGAGAATGACGAAGGCACAACGGATCTTATCCAGAGGTATACCTGTCTTCTTGGAATAGAAGTGTTTGTAGAGAACCAATTGCATCGTCTTGTTTGGATCTGTTTTTTTGGAAACAGGCCAAAAGTAACCAGAGGTTTTCCAGTCTATCAAGTGAGTGATTTCCTCACCTTTCTTATTGGTTGCAGTGATCACACCATCAATGAAACCTTTGAAAAGATGGCTGTGCCCATCAATTGGTTCCATCAATGGAAATTCACTGGCGACGTATTTCCAATCTTCTCCGAATGTTTCATTCATGAATGCTGGGACTTCTGACAGGATTGGTTCAATGACACCGTGCCATTCTTCTTCTTTCAGGGAAGCAACGTTTGGAAGTTCGCTAAATGCGTAAGAAAGACCAACTTTGATATCATCGTAGGATGGCATCTTTCTGGTTTCCAGGAACACTTCAAGGGCTGTGTGAATCACATGACCGAATTCTGTGTGTTCGGATGGACCATCCAAAGCTCCACCATTGATCTTGTCCAGATATTTCAACTTGTGACGGAAAGCACACGTTCTCCAGGTAGAAAGCTCGGAGAACGAGATGTTTCCACGGATTGAAAGATAATCCATGTTGGTTGGAGCAGAGAAATCTAACCCAACAGGCTCAATCTTGGTTTTTCCTTCGAGAAGAGAATCAATCGAATCAGAAGTACGAATGTTTTCCGTGCTTGTCTGAATGATTTTTAGATGCTTTTTTGTGAGATTGGGAGGAGATTCGGAACTAGGCTTTGGTTTTTTTGGTGAGGCGCTCATGCTAAGAACACCATACACCAACACTACTTCTTTGTCTTTGACTTATTTTTGCGCTGTTTCTTTTTAGCAGGGAGAACTACTCCCTTGCCATCATCTTCCTCTTTTTCTCCCAGAGGATCATCAACAGGGACAATGTTCGACAGTGGATGTTCCGAAACAATGCCGCGCCAGTGCGCTGGTTGCTTATCAAAGTCTTCTTCGGTTGGAAAGGTTCCACTAGGAGTGTTGTGTCGAATGACTCTTACATGCCTCTTGGAGTCATAGGGAATATCCTCCGGGTCCATCCCCGTTAAGAGATCTCCAAGTGATTTCTTTAACGGGGATGGAAATGCTGCATCTTCTTCCATGAAACAACCACAGCCGCAAACATCACATCCAAGTTGTTCATCTGGCTCGCAGTCACCTTCGCACCCACACACGTCACAAACGCCACAGGAGCCTTTTCCTTGCCCTTGGATTTCTTCAACGGGTTCCTGGTCGTCTTCCTCGTCTTCGTCGATTGTAAAAGCTTCTGGGGCCTCTGGCGGCTGTGTTGGCGAGCCACCAACATCAACACTTTTGCCTGGGGTTGTTTCATCACCACAAGAGTCATCACACATGTGAGCATCAGGGCTGTGATCACAACAAGGAGCCATGACCTTTTTAAGTTCATCAACAGCAAGATCAATTGCTTCGTGAACGTCGGTGAGGCTGGTGATCATATCTCTCGACATCTGCCCGGTCTTTTCCACTTCCTCAAGCATGTCGTGCATGTCTCCGAAAAGAGATTTCAGTCCACCAATGAAAAGACGTGCTTTTAGTGGATGGTTGGTTTTTGCTTTTGTCATGATGTTGCTTTTCTGATTACCTTCCTCGGATACCGAATGTGATGTTTTCTCGGAAGTCATTTGTGGATGTTGCGCCAATATAGGAGTACGCTGACTGCAAACCACCTTTGAGAAGTTCCACAATTTCTTTTGCTGAAGGTTTTTTGGAAACGAGAATAGTCTCGCCTTCCGGCGTTGGAAGTGTGTCAACACTCCGCACTTTGACCGCTGCTTCGGAACTAGCCATGCCACGATAAATCACCTCACCCTTTTCTGTTGTTCCACCAACACATGGAGCTTCTGGACATCCGGCAAAAAAGTATCCGGACATCACAGCAGTCGCCCCAGCACCAATCGCTTTGGCAACATCTCCATATTCTCTTGCTCCACCATCCGCAATGACTGGGATTCCCCATCGACTAGCTCGTTGAGAACACTCCAACACTGTTGAAAACATTGGAGTGACAACGCCCGTCACATTCTTCGTCAAACAAACCTTTCCACCACCAATTCCAACCTTGATTGCATCAACCTTCCAATCTCGCATGGAATCAACAGCCCAAGAAGTTCCCACATTCCCAGCAACAATAAAAATATCCCTGCCATAAGTCCTTCTTAGCCATTTAACCGTGTTTTCCATCATGGAACTGTGTCCATGAGCAATGTCAACAATGAAAAACCTTGCACCGGCTGTGTAAAGTGCCTCGGCCCGCTCATGCCAGTTCCCATTCACACCCAAAGAAACAAAGCAATTTGCTTGAGCACGTTGAACTTCACAAAACTCAGCAACAGCTTCTGGAATAGAATTGAACCGATGGAGCGCACCGATTGCCCCAGCTTGCCATAGAGCAATTGCCATTTGAGATCCCGTGACAGTATCCATGTTCGCAGAAACAACTGGAACCATGAGGGAAAGACTCAATTTGCTGTTTGGGCTTCCAAGAATAACTTCGGTGTTGACTTGCTTTCTGGAAGTCACATCAGAGAAGTTTGGAACGATGAAAACATCGGAGTATTCGTATGAGGGCGTTGTTAAAATATTAGCCATGAGTTCAAGCCTACGCTGGCATATTCCCCCAGTCTAGTTATTTCCACCTGCTCCATGAAACTCACCAAAGAAAACCTGGAAATCATCAAACGGTTCATTCAACACTGTGCCAAGGAGCTTGATTTGCATGGAAAAATAACCATCACCCTGTCCGAGAGACAAACAACTGGAATGCCAACTGCTGGATATTGTGATCCGCATGGCATGACAGTTTTTGTTGCTATCAAGAACAGGGCAATGGCTGACTGCTTGAGAACGTTGGCTCATGAGTTGACTCATTGCAAACAAGCTCAAAGGGGCGTTGTTTTTCCAAACGATGATGAAGGTTTGCAACCTTACGAAAACGAAGCGAATGTTGAGGCTGGAAAGTTGGTTAGGTTTTGGGGGCGTGAGAACAGAGTGATCTATGAGGATCTGAAATCCGGTTAGATTTTCATTTCATGGAGAGGTAAACATCAGAAACATACTTGAGGGCAACACGTCCGTGTTTTGAATCAAATCTTTCAGCCCGATTCAACTTCACAACAACACCCTCACGAACAACCTGACCGGGAAACAAAGTCTCCTTCGCTTCCGCCAATTCAGAAAGATTTACTTCTGAAAGCTTCCCGCGGAACAAAACTGGAACAACTTCCTTCATCCCTTCTGAGTAAGCTGGATTGTCCAACATCTCTCCATTAGAAACCCAGCGACCGTTTTCCATCACGTCAAAGGCGGCAAAACCATATTCGCCATTCTTTTTCCCGTATGAGAATTGTCCCCCCTGAACGTTGGGACCATAAATCTCTCCGTAAAGAACAGCCTTGGGATGTGCTCGGCACCAATCCTCAATCCAAGGGTTCTGTCGAATAGCTTCCCACCACAAGCAGGACTCGGGCCCAATAACCTTTGTAACTTCCTCACCTTCCTTGTTTGTGTAGGTGATTTGCCGAGGCTCAACCCCACTTGGATTCCTCTTCCAAGTCTTGTGACTCCCAGCGTGCATCTTCTCACCATCAAAAACAAATCGTGCGTTGGTTCCATGAATCTTCACGGAAACATTCACTTCATCTTCTGGATTGAAAAGACGATGATATTTCCTGAAATTCTCCAGTTTGTAAACTGGGGCTTCGACATACTCTGGGCCTTGGGTTGCAACTCCAGCCTTGGTTCCACTGAAGAAAGTTGGAGGATCGTAATGCTCCACTTCCAGTTGCTCCATGACATCATCTCCCTCAACAGCACCTTCGGGAGCTTTGATCAAAAGCCCATAGGAAGGCTCCCCGCGGAGACGAACAACCGTGAGACGATGACGTTCGCGGCCCTTGCCCTTGTCCAAGTGCTGGAATTCAGGGCGAGAAAGCTTAACCGTGTTGTCCGGTTCAATGAACGCAGCCAAATCACCGACTTGGAATTGTCCCTTTCGAACGACTGCTTGGTATCCCCAAACAGGAATGATTTCGAGAGCATCGGCATTGGGATGTTTTTTTACTTCTTCAACCCGAATCACTTTTACTTCGTGTGTGCTCATGTTTTTGTTATCTCGCTATCTTGATGTTGTGTTGGGATCATACAATGGGATGAAGGTTGTGTCAAGGATTTTCCCAGACCTTCTCCTGGCCGGGCCGGGGGAGGCCCCCTTGAGGTTCCAAAACACCTTATCCTATAGGATTCCCTCTCTTGGATCCCTCTTCTGGTTATCCTCCACTAACGGGAGGAGCATCCCCCACAAGGCAAGGGTCATGCCAATACTTACCGAAGGAGTTCAAGTGCTTAATCTAAAGCGGTTTCTTTATCTCGGAGAACAAGTTGTGGAGGATGCTCCTCCAGAGTCTGAATCCGAAAAGCCTTTTGCAGTTTTCGCATTGGCGAGGGTTGGTTCTGGTGGGTATGCAGCCACAACACGTCCAGCAGATCGTGGTCAAGCTGGGAAAATAGGGTTGCCTGGGGGGAAGCTAGATCCTGGGGAAGATCCTTTGGAGGCTGTTTTGCGCGAATGTGAGGAAGAGGGTTGGTCTGTTCGGATCAGCAACCGCGAACCAATTCAAAAGCTTATGGTCGATGGGAAAATGGTTTGGTGGTACCAAGCTGATCCTAACCCAAAGATTCTAACCCAATACAAAGAAAAGCACAGAATCGTTCCTGTTGTTGTTTCAAAGGATGCTGTTCTCACATCTGGATATGGGAATGAAAGATTGCCGCTATGAAAATCAAAATTGAAGAGATGCTGTTCGAGTCGGTAGAAAGCGAAACGCTGATTTTTGAGGCTTGTTTAGAAGAAGACAACTCTCCAGTGTGTGAAGGTTGTTTGGTTACTTATCCTAATGAACACATGGATGTTTTGGAAGAGGCTGAATATCAAGGGCGCAAGGTTCCTCTTGGAAAACCAACGAGGGGAGATGTAAAAAAGTTCAAGGTGTTTGTGAAAGACCCCAAAACAGGAAACGTGAAGAAGGTGAACTTTGGAGATCCCAACATGAGGATTCGGAAGAGTGACCCTGAAAGAAGGAAAAGCTTCCGAGCGAGACACAACTGTGACAACCCAGGTCCAAAAACCAAGGCAAGGTATTGGTCGTGCCGCAAGTGGGAATAAGAAAAAAGGCTCGCTCCACAACTACCCCAGCGAAGAAGAGACGAAAGCGGAAGCACTACAAAACAGGAATTCATCATTCTCCGAAGTGCAGCACACCGATTCATTATCGTTCGGGTTGGGAGAAAACGGTCGCAGAGTTCCTGGACAGCAATCCAGAAGTGGTCTCGTATGAATATGAGAGCCTTATGGTGCCTTATGTGATGGCTGGGAGGGGTCACACCTACTACCCAGATTTTCTGGTCCGCTATAAGTCAGGCAGAACCGTTATTGTCGAAGTCAAAAGACAAGACAAGCTCGCAACAAAAAAGGTCATGCTGAAAAACGCCGCTGTTCGTTCCTGGATTATCAAAGAGGGAAAGGGTTGGGAGTTTGAGGTTTGGACTGATGCTGTTGTGATGGGTTTCAGGAAACTGGTTGACGCCAAAAAAGCTGGATGTTAAACATGCTCTCATGAGCACAACCACAAAACCCAATTCCATTCCTCTCATCGTTGGCACCAACAAAGAAATTCATCAAGTCACTTCTCATCAATCTGCTCTCGACCTTCTCAGCAAAAGACTGATTGAGAAGAATCGAATTGAAAACATGTTTGAGCTTAGGAGTGTTTCCAGAGGAACTCCCTGGTACATTCAAATGGGCCTCGGCACAGATTCAATGGTTTTCTACACAATCGATGGAATAATCTGGCTGGAATCTATTCTTGCGAAGTGGACAGAAAACGATCTGAAGGCTTTTCAGAACAAGTTTGTTGTCACAAAGCCGACCCACCGAATGACTGTTCCATTTGGAAAACCCAAGACTAAGGACACAAAGAAGAGCAACAATGCAGTGCTGCTTGCTTGCAATGTTTCAGATAGGATTCAAGAGATTTTCAGGAGCCAGTTTGGTGTTGAGTTCTGGAATCCAGAGGATGCTGTGTTGAGCAAAGACGTACTGGTTAAAACTGGTGTGCTGGACTATAAGATTTCCAACCTTACGCCACTGGCGAAGAACAAGCTGGAGAAGTATTACGGTTGTCATTTCCGAGAGATGGACTGAAACAATAACTTGGTGTGAAAACCACCCCAAAAAAATCCTCCTCTTCGACCAAGACGGCAAACATCAAAACCTTGGTTCCTGGTGCTCTTGTATATCTCCAAAAGTTTTCTGGGGGGTTGACTTCGTTTAATGTTTTGTCGATGGGCAAGGGAGATTTCCCAGCCTATGAAGAACCCTTCATGTTTCTTCGCTTGTTGGAGTACAGAGTGAGTGACGACAAACTGGATCATCAATCGAATCCTCTAGTTTGGTTCCAAGGGTTGAATGCAAGGGGAAAAGTTTTCACTTGCATGGAATTGGTTGTATGTTTGAAGATGTGTGATTTGGAGATCAGCAGTGAAGTCTAGCGAGTTTGTTCCTGGGGTTTTGTTTCGAATAGATTATGGATATCCTGGCTTCGCAACTACCCCAAGCAAATATTGGGACACGAACAGCATTTTCATGTTGTTGAGTTTCTCACTTCATTTTGAATTTGAAACCATGAACATTCATTCTCTCGCTGGTGCGTTTCAATTTATGCCAGGGGGGCCTTCCTCCGCAACACGAGTCAAAGTGACCGCACTGGGCCCAGAAGGTGACACAGTTTATATGACTGGAAGTGTTAAGATGTTTTTGAAGGTGGGAACATCAACAACAGATGAGTGAGTGTCAAAGGACTGCTGGGTGGTTATTTACCACTCAACACCCATGACACTTACTACCTTCCTCTTCTCCACCACTTCCCAATTCCAAGACATTCTCCTTGAATCCAAACAAATGCTGATGAAGCTGGGATACCCAGAGATTATCGCTTCGTTGTTTTATGAGAAGTTTGGAAAGAGGGCACCTTTGTTGGCAAAGTGGTATAAAGAAACCAACGCGAATGATCCAGCCGATGAGAATTGGTGGAGGAGTGCTTCACATGGTTTTGAGAAAATAAACGCAGCCGTTCTTTCGAGACTGTATGATGCCACCAAGCAATTTGCCGAAGGAGAGATTTCACTAGAGCAGTATAATGAAGTTCGTGATCGGCTTGACTTTGCTTCCTTTGACGAAAAAGACGATCCAAAGATTGAGTTGATAAGAATAAAGGGATACACTACCGAGGAGTTTTTCAAGGAACTATTCTTCAAAAGGCCCCTGATCAGAGATATTGTTTCTGGGAAGCTTGTTGATCTTGCTCCATATTCTAGGCTTCCTTATCAAAAAGCAAGTGACAAGTATGAAGAGAAGTTCTTGTTCTCTGACAGAACACCAATCAAAACTTATGAAAACGGTTGGATGTGGATTGATGCTGGTGATAAATGTGATCTTCTTGGAAAGAAGATGAAAAACTGTGGGAGTGTTGGGGTTATGGGCACCGATCCGAACCGAACAATGATCAGTTTGTTCGATTCCAACAAAAACCCACATGTTGTTGTGACCTATTCTCCAACAGAAAAAAGAATCTCTGGAATTGAAGGGCGGGGCGGCACCGAACCGAAAGATGAGTACCTTGATTACATCATTGACCTTTCCAGGGCTCTCAATACTCCAATTGACGCATACAACATCAAGTCAACCGCTTTGAAATTAAAAGCACTGCTGAGTCCGGTCAAGTTCCAAAGGATTCAAAAGCCATCAACAAGTGGTTTTGCTCATGATGCTTACTTTCTGTTCCAACTTCCCAACGGCAAGAGTTATTACACTGATGGCAGAGATGCTGCACCAAAAGAACAAGTTGATTCCGTCACTCTTCGAAATCCACCAGCAGACATTTACGAGCGTCTCAAAAGCGTGTTTGACTATTATCAGAAGGATGAAATCCTGCGTGCAAACCCAGGCTTCACCTATGAAAAAATCTTCGACATGGCATCAAACCCAGTCAACGAAAGAGTGATCAAACGCATGGTGAAAGAATCTCTGAAATCAACCTGGAAGAGTGTGTTACAACAAAAGAATGACAAGCACCCCTGAAAACAAAAAGTCCTGTTTGGTTGGCCTTGATATCTCCACTTCCTGCACAGGAATCAGTATCATCGACTCAAAAACAGAAGAGCTAATCCTTCTGGATTACATCAAAGTCCCAGCAGATCTCTCCCTGTTCGAAAAAGCCGACTTCGTTATTGACGAGGTTGCCGGGTGTTTGACGAGAAATGGCATTGGTAAGCCAGAGAAGGTGTTTGTAGAGGAAAACGCAAAGATGTTTGCTGGTGGTTTGAGCAGTGCAGACGTGCTTATGACTCTTGCAAAGTTCAATGCACTGATTTCTTACCTCTGCCACAAACAACTCACCCCAAACGTGTCTTCTGTCAACGTCACCAAAGCTCGTGGAGCCATTGGTTTCAAAAACACCAAAGCAGACAAACGACCAGTGAAAGACAAAGTGTTTGAGTTTGTTCAAACACTTCATCCCGAATTCCCTTGGAAAACTTACATCCCCAAAGCTGGAAAATCAAAAGGGAAAGAAATCTCCATTCCAGAGATGAAGGATGCTGCTGATGCTTGGGTTGTTGTTGTTGGTGGTAAGAGACTAGGCTTGTGAAAGCAGTTGTTTCAACAAAGAAACATTGACAAGAGCAGGATTTCTTCCAAAGAAACCATCATCTGCCGGGATAGACACCACAAACCCGCTAAACTCTACCGGCCCAAAAGAAACAACTTCCTGTTCATGTTCCCTTGAAGTTCCTTGAGCTAGATTTCCCGGCTCTCCAGCGAAATCATTGCGACCGTTTCCTGTCTCCGCTACAAAGACAATCACAACCTCGCCGCCCTCCTCTCCGCTTCTTTCTGGATCAACTGCAAACTGGATGGCAACTCCTGGGTGTACTGTCCAGCTTTGAATGTCTCCCGAACCTGGAACCATTCCTTTTCCTTTGAAGAGTTTGTACTCGGTTCCATTGCGGTCTGTTTCCTCCCTTGAAAACACCAGACCTTCACCAAGGGCTCTATACGCCTTTTCTGTGACTTTAATTCCACGATAGACCCTGAGCCCGTCTGGAGATTTTGGAAGCCTGGAAAACACCTTCCTGAGCGATTCTTTGTTGTTGTTCTCAAAGAAGTCTTTGAGTGCTGATGAGATTTCGTTGGGAAAGAGGATTTCGGAAAGTTTCATGATTATCTGTTTGTTGGATAGCGTCGAACGAGTGTTCTTGATTCAATGAGTTGTTTCCAAGTTGGTGTGTTGACTGCATCCCAGATATCCTTACCAACTCCATCAACAATCACTTTCCGACTGATCAACCTTGTTCCGTGTGAATAGTCTTTGTAGGAAGCAGAATGGATTGAACTTTCAGGTTGGATTGGTTTTCCATTTGTTCTATGCCAACCATAAATCACTACCTTTTCCGTTGGAATCCTGCTGCTCAGCACAATGTCTTTTTTATGCCCAGCAACCAAAACAAACTCACGGCTGTTGATTTGCTGATTGATGAGATTGTTGTGTTGGATCAGTGTTGCTTGACTTCCTCTGTTGGTTGAAATGGTTTGAGGTTCCAGTTTCAAATCTGCTTTCTCCCATATCAAGTCAACAAGTCTTGGGGAAGGAAGAACACATTGGAGAACATCAGCAAGGTTTTGTGCTTCCCAAGGAAAGAGAGAAAGACGAACGCCCATGTTGTCCATGAGATAGTCTGAACTTACGGACAATTCAATCTTTCCGTCTCCAACAACCACAGGAACCATTTCTATGTTTGTTGGTTTTGCAATCATGGGGTTGTTCTTTGTCTCAGGAGATAAACGTGTTCTTCGTGTTTGTCAGCAATCGCCGCAAGCATGTTTTCAAGACCAGAAGTCAAACAGTCTGCTTCGCTCAACTTGGCCATTACAAAATGAACAATTTTGAGATATGCTTGCTCGGCTTCCAGACTGACTTGGCAATAGGGTTTTCCGGTTGAAACCATGTCGAAAAACTTCTGCCACACTTTGATTCTTGCGAAGTAGTTTGTCAGTGCTGGTTTCGCAGAAACACCAACGAGTTTTTCTCCCACAAGATCAATTTCTGTTTGAAGTTGTTCGTATAGACGTTGGAAGAGAAGGTGATCGGAATAAGCTTCTGGTCCAGTGGTCTGCCAGTGATGAGAATGGTGAACAATCTGTAAGGCTTCTGTGCAAGCCAGAAAAATGGCAAGCGGCGTGTGCTTGTCGTGATTAAAAAGTCCCGCCATTTCTTCACAACATCTTTCCAAGTCGAGTTCAATCATTTGTTTGTTCCAGTTCCTTTGATGGATAGGTATTGAATGGTTGACACCACAAACAAAACACAGTAAGATAGGAGCATGATGGATGATCTACCCTTTCCGATTGGTTCGCTTGTTAGACGCAAGACAAGTCCTATTCTAAGTCTGCGAAAAAGGGGCGTTCCAACTTCAGTGCAACAGACTGCTCACGTCTGGGTTTTCTCACGCAGTTTGGAAAAACTCGAAATCAACGGATCAAGAACACTGAAATTCATTCAGCCAGTTGTGTTCCTTGGAAAATTCAAGGGGAAAAACCACGAGAGTTTTTGTTTTCTCCTTCCAGGAGGAGAATATGGCTTGATGTCTGCCCAAGAAAACATTTCTGAGTTGTTTGAGGTAGTTACAGATAACGAAAATGCAATATCCTGATCCTGGATACAACCACACTCCCGCATACCAAATTTCTGGTATTCCATATGTCACTTCTTCAACAGCAGCAGCGGGACAACCAATTCTGTTGAACTTTCCCTATGTCACTAAGTTTGTGACTGTTGCTGCAACCGGAGGAGCAACCACTATTGCTTTTACAAGCAATGGTTTGCTAGGCAACAATAAATTCACAGTTCCTTCTGGTCAAACACTGACACTTGAAGTTCGTGTGAAAAAGATGTGGGTTACAGGTTCCACATTCTCTGTTGCTGCTGGACTCACAGGGATTCCAACAGCGAGTATCCCAAACCTTACAAGTTCATTTGCTTTCAGCAGTTCAGATCCTTACTTCACTGGAAGTAATGCTTACTCCAACGTCATTGTTTATGACGGCGTTGGCTGATCCGTTATCTCCCACCCGACTGCATTCTAGCTTTCTCTTTGCTCGCTTCTAGCATTGTTGACACCCAACCGGGCGTCTCCTCTTTGATTTGCTGGAGGACAACTTTTCCTCCAACAACTCCAGCATGAGCATCGGCGTCATCTCGATACCGATAAATCCCAGCAACCTTCGTTCCCTCCAAAACCACAAAAACATCCCTGCACTCTACCGCTGATCCATTCCCATAATTCGATTGACGTTTTCCATATCTGACCATGATCTTATTCACCTTTTGTTGTTCGCTCTTGACACGAGAAGGGGCCTTCCAGGCTTCCGAATTGTTTGGACGACCTGAGACCCGTTAAATTGTTTGCGGGCACTATAAAGCATCCTGAGCCCGTGTAGGATTTTTCTTGACCTTGAGACAGGTGCGTGGTAGATTCTTCATCATCATGAAGATTTTTCACGCATCTGACCTTCACGCCGACTTACACCCGTTGACCACCATCGACAAAGATGTGGACGTTGTGGTGTCGTCAGGTGATTTTTTCCCTAACCTTACCAGAGGGAATATTAACATTGAACCCAATTTCCAAAGGGAATGGTTCAAGAAGCACTCGCAAGACATCTTCAGGTATCTAGCTGGCCGTCCTACTATTATCGTCAATGGCAACCATGATTACATTTGCTTGGCCGAGATGATGGTAGAACATGGATACGCTGGAAAAGTTCTTCTCTTGACACCAGACAAGGTTGTTGAGTTTGGTGGGAAACGCTGGGTTGGTCATGGATTCATTCCATACATCTACGGTGATTGGAATGGCGAGTTGCAACCGCACGATCTTGCTGTTGTTTCAAAACAGTTGTTTCAACATGAGAATGTTGATGTGTTGGTGACGCATGTTCCACCGAAGGGTATTTTGGCAAGTGAATGGGGTTGCCCTACACTCGCACAATGCTTTGCATATCATCCTGGAGCATCCAGCATCAAACATCACTTCTTTGGTCATGTTCATTCTTCTGGTGGTGAGACTGCCGAAGTGTTTGGCATAAAGTTCTTCAACTCTGCTTGTATCCCACAAATTGTGAAGATTCCATGAAAAGAAAACTCGTCATTGCCAATGAAACGTTCTTTGATAAATCTTACTTGGCTCAATGATAAAAACATGGAGAAGAACAACTACAAGCTTGTTGATCCTTACCTTGTTGGGTTCCATCCGGATCTTCTTGCAGAAAATTGGGTGAAGCGAAGTGATACGATCAGACTCTTTGACTATTTTGACCTATCAACCATTTACTTCCCGAAAGGTGCGGTGTTTTTGGTTTATGCAACTTTTGATCATGGACTCTTAGAAACCCCCCTACTTGGAAGTAATTGGACCAAACGGCGAAAAACATTCTTACACCGTTCGGTATAACAACGAAACAGATAAGGAAAAATTCATCTTCATTCCCATCAATGTTTCGGTGGATTCAGAACCATGACACCAACAACATACGGTTCATTTTCTCCTGGTGATTTGGTGGTTCCGAATCTGTCAACCAAAGTGTGGAAAAAAGAGATTGCCCATTTGCTTGCTGTGGAATTCTATAGTAAGAATCGTGACAATTGGGCCAACACGCTTATCAGCTACAAGTACAAACATTATCCGTTCAACTCGATTTTCCTTGTCACAGATTGTTTTCTCACAGGCGACTATCATGGCGAGTATTGGGTTATCGAAACCGTCTGCCCCGATGGAGCAATTTTGGTCTTTTCGGAAAACTATTTTGAGTTGTTTAAGGAAGCAGCACCATGAGCAATCACAATTTCAAACCGGGAGATTTGGTACGCGGAACACCAAACTGTGAAGAAAAGCTGTTTCGGTTTATGGATGCGGAATGTACCGGAACAAGGCTTAATGCGTATACTGTCCGGCAATACCCAGGAGACTCATTGTTTATTGTCTTGGAATGCCTGTTTGTTTCAAACGCGAAATTTGGGTTACAACTCAACAATTTTTTGGCTGTTCGAGTTGCTTGTCCCGATGGAAGAATTGCGATTGCCACACAAGGGTATTTCACAAAGTTTGAGCCATGACCAGCAATTCTTTCAGAAGGAAATCAAATCAATGAACAACAGGAATGGCCGAGCAGTGGTTGGAGATTTGTTGGCACTTGGACACGGACAAAAGGATGTGTTTGATTATTCAACAGCCTCGTTTCGCACCTACCCAGCCAACTCACTGTTCTTGATTTGTGCGCTGGATGCCAGTTGGGGCAACGAAGCACTCTTACTTTGCCCAGACGGCAATTTAATTCGTGGGGAACTTACCCCTTTCAAAAAAGCAAAAGATTCCAAAAATGATGAGCAACATTAAAGTTGGAGATTTGGTTTGTTTCAAGGATGAGTATGGAAGTCATAACGAACGAGAAGTCCGCATTCTTCCAAGACCTTCAGATTCTGGCAAGGGTCACTACTGCATCTTCAATTACGTTAACGACAAGTGGATCGTGGTGCCGAGCAGGGAAGGAATTGACCCCGTTGTTGGGCGCCACGCATTTGATTACTTCCTTATCATTGAAACCCACCCAGCAGAGAACAAGTTCCAAACCAACTTCATTTCCTTGCTTTTTTCAGATGGAAGTGTGATTTTAGCAAACGCGGATGATCTTGATGAAGAAAGGACGATCCATGCAAATTCTGAGGAAGAACTCGTACAGGAAACCCCCTGAAGTCGGACAACTTGTTCGGTTGCGAGGAGAACTCGATGAAGAGTTCTGGGCCAGGATGGATGGTAGACCTTTCGATCCTGAAAACCCGAAGATGACAACAATTGACTATCGTGGGCACGGACGGATTTACTTTGGCCAAAACGATCTTTTCGTGCTTCTTGACTCCTATAGCCTTTTTGATAGGGTTATGGCTCTTTTGTTGACTCAGGAGGGTAAAAAGATTCTGGTTGTTATGAGCGCAGTTGACAGCACTCCCATTCTCATGGTAGAGTAGCTTCATGGCAACATCGCTGAAAGAGCCCGAAATCGGCAAACTGTATTGGATTCGTCAATTCCCAGAGCCCTTTCTCAACAACTCAACCATCCCGCTGAGTGATTGTTTTGGAAAACAGTTTCGCTTTACACCTAACCTGGACCCGGGTTTGTGTTGCGGCTCTTTCCTTTTCTTGACACCCGATGGCAAACAGTTTGAATGGTACATCAAGGTTCTCGACAAATCACTCGAATCTGCCAGCACCTTTCCAATCACGGGACTTTATCTCGAAGAAGTGAAGGATTTAGATGATGAATGATAAGCAAAAAGAAAAGGTTGAGGTTGTTTCAACTGATCCTGTTCCGGATAAGCTGTACCGTCTCATGAATAGAGGAATGGACAAACGAATCCGAGGTTATCACCCGAAATCAATGCGGTTTGGGCGTTCTTTCATCTTTGATGACGAAAATGCTTTTCTTCTTTGCATCCCGCCCAGAAATACGGAAGAGAATAGGCAGTTTTGCCCGACTTTTGTTTGCTCTGACTCCGGTGAAATCTTCACTTGGAGTTTGAAGGTACTCCCAGTGAACTATCAACCGAAATCCGGCGAGGAAACTTTCGGATGGAGTTGTTGGTTGGTTGAAGTGGAGTGTGACAAAGACAATGAGTGACAACGACAATCACCAACCAATTTCTGGCAAGCTGTACCGTGTGGCGAATTGTGCCTGGAAATCTCTCTCAACTCACGAGGGACCAGTGATTGAATTTGATTCCGCAACACAATTTCTTCTTTGTCTTCCCCGAAGAAAAAACTTGCCAGGGTTTGACTTTTTTCTGGTAAGTGGCACCGTTCATATATTCGCTTGGTTGGGTCCGAAAACAGAGGAGAGCATTTCCGACGTTTGGTTGCAAGAAGTGAAACCGGAGGAAACCGATGGATAATCGACCCTTTCCAACACCCGGAAAACTATATCGTCTAATGCCAACAACCACCATACAAATTTTTTCGTTTGTTAGTCTTGACAGGCCATACGGCGATCCCTTCGAAATAGATTCACAGGTAAATCTATTTGCTTGCTTGCCGAATTTGGAGAACAAGAAAAAAGGGCAGCACTATCAAATGTTTTTGGTCAGCGGCATTGGTAAATTGGTTGCATTTGGTTTATACGAATCAGAGGTTGTCTTCCCTTTGCGAGTTGGACAGGATCCGAAAAATCCTTTGACCTTTCATTTGGTTGAAGTCGAGGAAGAAGAAGAAGAATGAGAACAATGGAATGGTTGTTGTGGAACGAAGAGGGAGAAAGAGAATGTTTTCGAACAGAGGAGATGGATAAACAAGCTTTGTTTGAGAAGATTTATGATGTTGTTGTAGAGGAAGGTGGAGATGGAGACATGGCTGTCGTGTTTTCTCCCGAAACTCATTGCCATCGAGAAATCGCAAATGATTTTCAAGTGTTTCTTGAAGAGAAAGACCCAGGTGAGTGGCACCGATGGAACATGAGGGTTGGAAGTGACATTCACTTTTCCCGAGATCAAGAGCGGTTTACGTTTGCTAATGACGATCATTTTTGTGAATATGGCGAACAGTTGACAGGGTTCCAACCCGTCTCAAACAAGGTTGTTGTTTATGAATCCCTCTGAGATTTTTGCCACGAATCCAGTTGTTGGTCGGTTGTACCATGTGCGTGCTAATCCACTTTTACTACCATCAAGTGTGAAAATGGTTGTGGTTTGTTACCTTGACAATGGCGAATATTTGGCTGCTGGGAGTGGGAAATCAATGACCTATTCCGGTCTCTGTGTTTTCGAACCTGGGGTCGTTGAAAAGAGTGGATACGAAATCCCACACACGATGATTTGGCTGGAGGAAGTGAAAACGGAGGAAGAGTAGTGAAAACAGAACACAGGCCAGTTCCTGGGAGGCTTTATCGGGTTATGAAATGCCCCGATAGTCACAATGATCACATAAAATTGCTTGCTTTTGAGGGACCGGCGCGGATTTATGGGACCGAGTTCATTTTCAATTGGAAGGAGGGCTTCTTTCTTTGCTTGCCTCACAGAAAAGATTTGCCCGACTGTGACATGTTTTTGGTAAGCGGCACCATCAACACAGTTGTTTGGTATGGTCTTACAACGAAGCCTAGACAGGATTGGCTGTGGCTAGAGGAGGTTTCTGTTGAAGAAGAAGAAGAAGAATAAAAATCTTCCCGAAGTTGGAAAGTTGTATCGACTTTTTTGCGAGTCGGACGACGGTGTGAAGCTTTCTGTGGCTTATGGATTGAATTTGGAGGAGAATCTCCTGGTTTGCATTCCAAACGTTGTTACCAATGGAAGGCCAACGCAATCATTTTTGGTTTCGGGGACGGGTGAATTTTTTCATTGGTGCTTTGTGGACACGGAACCTGACAAACACCATCAACTGGAAGTGTGGGTCAAAAAATCCATCCATCCCAGTGGCTATACAACTTGGCTGGAGGAGGAGGTTGACACCGATGTTGAATAAGGTCCGGGAACACTTTTGGTTTGTTTATGCAACGAAGGAAAAGGCATTGGAGCAGTATGGTCAATTTGTTCACGAACATGAAGACCCATATGTTTGGCTCGCTTATGTGAGTGAATCGGAACACTGGGCTAATAATTGGATTGGCCACAAGAATAAGACACATAACAGCAACATTATTGGTCTTTTGGTTCCTGGCGACAATTTTATCGTTTTGGGAAAGGTCACAAGAGCCCACCACGAATCTCTGCGGACTGATACAATTGTTCGTGTGTTGTCGGGCAATGGGTTGGTCGGCTGGGTAATCCAGCCTCACACACATGAAGGCAGTTCTTCTTTTTTTGAGGAGATTGAGGTGTCTGACGACGAGGGCGAGTGGGGGAGTTGAACGAGTATTTACTTCCAACCAACAATGTCTGCATCACCACACAGCCTTCAAACACTTCTGAAAGCCTTCATTGTCCTTGAAGCAACCAGATTCAAAAGAGAAACCAAGTCACGACTTCCCAGGTGGACTGAGAGGTTGATTGCATACGAGCAACAAAAATCGTGTGGATGGAAACCTGTTCATTCACTTTTCAAGGTTTCCGAAAATGGGACTTTACCTCAAAAACTCATACAACACCCCAATTGGCTTCTACGCCTATCCACTCATTGACGAATCAATCAGTTCCTTTGCCGTTGAAAGACCTTTCATGATCATCGTTAAACCCAAACCGGAAGCAAGGCTTTTGGATTTATCGAGGTATACAGAAGAACAGTTGAAACAGGATGGGGAGAAGCTGAAAACTGCTGGGTTTGATCCAAATGTTGTTGACGAGGCAACAGAAAAAACAAAAAACTTCTGGGATTTGTCTGGGGAATCTTCTGGTTTCCCTGGTAAGAAGATTTGGGATCTCACAAGGATTTTATCTGGAACGAAGGTTGGAGAAGACGAAGATGGTAATGATGTGACAAATCCACTTTCTTCGGGAAAGGAGGGTGGAGGTCCAACGGCACGGTGGTCTTACATTTTCTGGAAGGTGCTTGGATATGATGGAGTGGTTGACAATAACAGTATTGGAATCATTCACCCCAACGAACCAAACCAAGCTGTGTTTTTCAACACGACGAAACTGGAAATTGTTGATGTGATTGAGAAGGAGGGTAAGGAAGAAGGCTCATACTACCCAGCCCATAAACTTTTTTCAAAACCACAGCAAGCTATTTCTGGCGATGACTATTCTAACCAAGAAATTGATGATTTGCAACTGACAAACGCGATGGTTCTTGGAACCGACTTCACCAACTCGACAATCAAAAATTCCAAGATGATCTTTTCTCGTCTTGGAGGCTCCAAGTTCATCAACGCCAAACTCAACAACGTTGTTTTCACCAACTCCAACCTCGCAAAAGTTAAGCTTGTTGGAGCGAGTTGCTATGAATGCTTCTTTGATTCCTCCCAGTTTTTTCAGACTAAAGCTCGTGGTGCAAGGTTTACACACTGTAATTTCACTCGAACAACCAATAGTGAGTCTGATTTCTCCAACACGGAAATTCGTCAGTGTTCTTTCTTGGAAGCAAATTGTTCCTACACCAGTTTTGAGAATGCCAAATTTATTGGCACGAAGATATCTGGGGGGGCTTTTCAAAACTGCAATTTCACAAATGCGGACATGAGAGGAATAAACACCGATGGGAGCGTTGGATTTGTCAATTCGAGATTCGCTGGTGCTGATTTGAGGGGCGTTGACATGAGTGGTTGGATTTTGTATGGATCATCCTTGACAAACCTACCAAACAGGTTCGCAAAAGCCATCTACAACTCCAGTACGAAGTTTCCACCCAACCTTGATCCAGCCGAAGAGGGCATGAGACTGGTAGACGATTAGGGTTGACATGAGCAAGCGGTGCTGGTACTCTCCAGACCATGAAGGAAATCCTGATCCCATCCGACGAATATCAGATTCGTTTCTACTGTAACACCAAAACTTCCAAAACCTGCTGGTTTGATTGCAACCCAAAAGAAGACGGAACTTACATTGAAATGACCCTGTGTGAAGCGTTCCGATATGCTTCTGAGGATCGTTCGGTAAAGTGTCCCCACTGTGGCACAAGAATGCAACCAGATTCTCACATCCGACACAAAGAAAAGACTCAGGCAGAAATCCTGGAATCAGAGCTTTGGCAGTTGACTGATGATGAGGTAGTGGAAAGTTGGTTAGATGATTACAGGGAGGCAACTAGGGCTCACATGGACTCTCTTTCAGATGATGAGTTTTTGAAACAGGTTCTTCCGCATGAGCTTGTTTTTGTTTACGGAACCCTCAAACGAGGTTTTGGAAACCATTCATATTTGAACGGTTCTGAGTTCCTTGGCATTGGGGTTCTTAGAGACTCAAGGATGGAACTTGTTAGTTTGGGTTTCTGCCCAGCGGTTGTGAAAGTTCATGAAGAGAAAGGGAATGGAGTTGCTGGGGAATTGTATTCTGTAAATCACAAAACCCTTCGCCGCCTTGACGCTCTTGAGGGTAATGGATTTCTATATGCCCGAGAACAGTTCGAGGTTGATTATTACTGCCACAAAACAGAAACAACGAAGGCTGCTGTGGCCTGGGTTTATGTCCTCCTGGAAAACAACCTCGAACCACTGACGAGCGATGATCGTGTCAAGCACGTTGCTGTTGCTGACAATTCTTTCTTGTCAAGGTCTTCAAGCTGTGTTGGTCTTGATGATGCTGGGATTCAACACTGGATCAAACAAGAGGAACTCAAAGAACCTTTTGAGTTGACCGAATAGTAGTTACAAAAACAGGAGTATTTGAAGAACAAATGAGTATGGAACAATACCGGAAGCAAATTCGTGAAATGGTTAAGAAAGAGTTTGTTTCTCGATTCACAGTGGTGAAAGAGGCTGTTTATCGCGGAAGCAACTATCCAGAGTTTTGGAATGAGTTTCCAACGGGAACCCCAACGAAAGAGGTTACACCGTCCGTGACAAAGCATGATTTTGTTCGGCGTGTGATGAAGGAGCTTAACAGCCCAACAAACACACCAGCATCCAGAATCTATCTGGAGCCGGAAGCAAGGGCAAATGCAATAGCAAGGCTCACTCCTCTCATGGATAATCCCGATCAGTTTATTGAAGAGTTGAACAAGGAACGTGAATTGTTTTTTGGTGGTGGAAGTCTTCGTTCTTCTCCCGATCCTGTTGCAACAATTCTCCAACAGTACGCAGCAGACAAGTCTGTTTTGAAAAGTTTGTCTTCCAAGGCTGTGGCAAACTACAAACTTCGCGGTGGAGAAGAAGAGGAAGAAGAAACATCCCAGACAACTGGGTCGGAGGGATCAGGTTTTGGAGATGATGACAAACCCGCAACCGGGCACGGTGAAGGTGACAAAATCATTCGAAACATTCGTGACATGATTGCAGCAGATCCAACCGAAGTTGGAACAACGCAAGGCGTTCACAGTCGGTTGAAGAAAGCCAAAACACTTCTCAGCAAACCAGAAGTCTTCCAGCTTATGATGTTCTTGAAAAACAAGAACGTTTCTGAGGAAGACAAGACTGATGCGCTGGCGGATCTTCAAGTGGTGAATTCTCTGGCTGACGAAGCCACAGGCAACTACACTGAATTGTTTGTGGATTCTATGCTTCCCTCACTGAAAAACATCGCTGATGTTGATAACGACGATGAGCGTTACTCTGCACTTGAAAAAGGAATTCAAACCTTTGTTGCTGGTCTGAAAAAACAAGGTGTGAAAGAGTTCAACAACAACGAACTTCCTGTGTTTGTTGATGCGCTTTCAAAAGAACATGGAGAATTTACCGTCCTTGACCTGTTGATTCTTGTTGCCAAAAACCCTGGAAAGAGTTCCCAGCACTGGCAAACTGCATTTGAGTCTTTGAAGGATTCATTCTCCAAAGAGGCAGACAAACAAACAAACTTCAACTCTCTGGGAGAGTTTATTGACGCTGACCCAGAAATGAAATCTGCAAGGAAGGAATTGTTCGACACGATTGTGAGCGTTGGTAGGCCAACAATGTCCGATGAAGAAAAGGCTGCTGCGAAAGCTGCCAGAGATCAAAAAAAGGCTGCTGAAAAGGCTGCTGAAAAAGCCGCAAGCGATGCAAGGTATGCAGCATACCTTGCCTCCAAAAAACGCTGATAGGACGTGAAGTCAACCGTCATGCTTTCAAATGTTCTGAAACGTTTGTTCCCTTCACTTGTTGATGGGATCGACACAACCCTTCTTCACAACCTTCAATCAGATGGGCAACACTGCTCCTTTGACTTGAAGTTTGAAACGAAAGAGGATATGAACAACATGATGTTTTACATCATGAGTCTCCATCACGACAAGACTGTCCATCTCCATTTGAAAATTGTTGGTGATGATGTGTTGCACGTTGTTGTAGAACACAAACCAGACGCCTCCAAGGATCTGTTGGAGATTTTGGTTTACGACATTTGTGACAAAGCAAACAAAGTCTCTGCGATTCATCTTCCTTCTTCCTCTCAACCTCCAACCCTCCGACTCTAAACCCACAACCCAAAAGGATTGAATTTCTCATGAAAGTCCAGATTGACAATCAGGGCAATCGCTTCTATGTTTCAGATGGAACCCCAGAAATCGTTTCGCCAGAGCAACCTCCTCTTCCTCCTGTGAAATCAGAAACAGAGCCTCTCAGGGCTTTGTTTTTTAACAGTGCCAAGGATTGTAGGGCTTGGTTGAAGGAATCAAAAGAGATTCCTTTGGCAAATGGTGGCGGTTACAGGGATTTTATTCCTCCAACCGTCTCCACTGATTCTCCATTGGCGGAAGTAATCCTAAACAGCTTCAAGCTCGACGAAAAAAAAGAACACGACACACTTTTTACTGTTTGTTTGTTTGATGGAGTCGTAGACACAAAGTCTCTAAGCGAAATCTACAAATCCAAGGCAAGAAATAGTGGTTCTACCGAGGCAAGACTGTTTGTCTGTTTTTCTGGATGGAGTGGAGTGGAGTTTGGCGTGTTTGAGGTTAGTTTTATGTTCTGGCATCGGTTTTCTGCCACGCCAATCAAAGAAACACCTGGGTTGTTTCAAGTAGATTTCATGTGTCGCGTTAGAAACCACTGGCTCGACTTCTGATAAGGAGGATGGCTATTTAGGGTCATGACTCTGAGAAAATCAATCATCGCCCTAACCCTCCTGGAAGCCGTGCAAGCCCTTCAAGAGCAACAAGCACCTCCACCACCTCCACCTGAACCAGCGGCCCCTGCTGCGCCTCCTGAGCCTGTTGCGGGGGCACCAGAAACCCCTTCCTCCGGTGGAGTTGCAACCGACGCAGAAACGGGAGAAGCCCTCACTCTTGATGCAATCCTCGAAAGGCTGAACATTATTCGTTCTGGGAAGAGTTTCTCTGATCCGGCTGTTTATGCCAATCTCTCAAACTGGTATCAAAAACTTCCACCTGACGAACAAACAAAGCTGAATGAGTCACTGAAAACCATTGGTGCAATTGTTCAAAACCAGCAGCCGGAAATTGCTCAACCACCCGCACCCGAACAACCGGCTGCTCCTCCAACACCTCCACCAGCAGCACCAGCAGCGTCGCCTTCTCCTCTTCCTCCACCAGCACAACAATGAAATCACTGAGCGAAGTCCTTTACAAGAAAACCTTCGTGAGAAGGAAACCTCAAGGAGAGGAAAACTTCGTTTATGGAGACAAGACTGTTGGTGTTGAAACCAAGAAACACTACGAAATGCTTTGCAAGACTTTGATGCACCTGGAAGCTTTGAAGAGTGTCTATCCCAGAGGTTCAGCCAACAGACACATCCTTTCTCAAACTTGCTCGCGGCTGAAAAGATTGATTGCGAGACTTGAGAAAAACCTTCTTGACTGATGGGTGAGGTTGTGGTACTCACGCTGCATGAGTTCACTCACCCCAGAAACAGTCGTTCTCAACAATAAAGTCTATCAGGTTGTCGCTCGGTTCTACAACGATCCAGAAATGACTGCCATCCCCTGTTTCCCACAAAACGTAAATGACTTGCCCGTTCGGACTCAACTCGATCCAAAAACCATTGTGGAGTTTGTTGCGTTTGATGGTGAGTTCTATGTTGTCCAGCCAATGCTGGAACTCGAATTAGAGTTCGACAAGAACAAAATTGCTATTACTCGTTACAAACGCTATGAGAATTTTGGCGGCACTGTTCTGGTTCACAAGAACTTCTTGAAGTTCTTTCTCTTGTTTAAGCCTGGGCGATAAGGAGATCCCAAAATGGAATTGCAAGCTGGTGGTTTGTATGAGTCTTATCGCAAGGATATTTTTTTACGTCACCCCAGTAAACTCGCTTGGCAACTCGGTAAAATAGGTTGCAGATTTGTTGTGTTGGAGAAACAAGGAATTGGCAAGCAAGATTGGGTTTGGTGGCATTGTTACCATGATTCCATTCACTACTCTGTGTTGGCCATTATCGGCAGACAACATTTTGTGAAATTGACTCTTACTGTTCATGGGGACGCGGCTGACTTTAAGTTGCTGTGTGAGGGAGCAAAAGAAACCAATGTTCATTAAAGGCGGTTTGTATGAAGTCATGGATGGCGCCTTTGAAGTCCGTTCGTCTGCTGATGGTTCCTTTCTGAGCAAATTGAATCCTGGGGACAAGTTTCTCTTCATTTCCATGTGGTGTAAAGATTCTTGTGGGTATATTTCCGGAATCAATGTTCTGACCCCAGAAATCACGGGTTTGGTTGTTTTGGTTCACTTTAACCGGATGAATCCAAAATATTGGGGTTCTCGTGTTCGTCTTTTGGCAAAACCTCATGATGAGGGACAATGATGTCCGCTAGACCCAAAATAGGTGGACTATACCGTTCCATCACATCGTCTCTCGAACTCCATCCGAGCGATGAATTTGGATTATACCGCTTCCCCAAGCTGGGTGAGATGTTTGTATTTTTGAGGCGTGAACCACAATTCCATAGAAGTGGTGTGTACCTTGTTTTGAGAGTTGTTGACGGAAAAACGTATTTGTGGTGCGGAAACCTTCAATTTCGATTTGAACCTGTTGAGACAGAGGAAATACTTTGATGCCAATTCTAACACGAACAACGCCAATCCCCAAGACGCAAGAGGATTACTACAATTTCCTCAATGCACATTACTTCAATCTTTTCGGGAATCATTACCCAGACGCTTGTGTCCCACTCGGCTGGCATAAGATCATCCTGTTTCTCTGCGAACAAACACAAAGAATGATTTGTGGGTATGGAATGCCGCGCAACATAGTGCTCTTTGAGCAGATCAAGGAAAAGTTTGGGAGCCTCAGAGTTTATGTTTGCATTCAGGTTGACAACAACCCAGAAGACGTGGTAGAAGGTGTGCCTCTGCCTGAAACTGTCGAACACCTTCGACTGCATGTTCATGATCTCATCAAGGTTGCGGAGAGAATGGCAGACAAAACCTGCGTTGGTTGTGGCGAAGATGACCAGCCAGTAAAATCATCCAGTTTTGGCACTTACTGTCAGGATTGTTGGCAACTCATAAACTCTCAAAGAAAGAAGGCATTCATCCCATGAAGATTCTGGTTGGCATGTCTGGTGGTGTTGACTCTGCGGTTGTTGCTGCTCTTCTCAAGCGAGATGGGCACGAAGTTTATGGGTATACCCTCAAGCTTCTCGAAACCACCAAGGGCGACGAAAGCGAGGGTTGCTGCACCTTCAAGGATATTCGTGATGCTCAGATGGTTTGTGATACCATTGGCATTGAGTATCTTGTCACCAACTGGAAGAAGGTTTTCAAGACCAATGTGATTGATCAGTATGTTGCTGGGGCCAAGGAAGGGATTGCTTACAATCCTTGTGTTACCTGCAATTCAACCGTGAAGCTTCCTGTGCTTTTTGCTGTTGCTAACCATCTCCACTGTGACATGGTTGCAACTGGTCATTACGCTCGGATCAAGAATGGCCGAATTGCTCGTGCAGCAAATCTCGCAAAGGATCAAAGCTATTTCCTTTGGGAAGCTGACCCGAAGATTCTTGAGCGGTTTGTTTTTCCTCTCGGTGACATTCCCAGCAAGGATGACACCCGGAAGCTCGCAGAAGAGTTTGGTCTGACTTCTGTTTCAAAGAAGAAGGATAGTCATGATCTTTGTTTCTTCGAAGGCGGAACCAAGACAGAGTTTCTGGAGAAGCACATTCCTCCAGCCACGGGAAAGTTTGTTGACAACAGCACTGGCAAGGTTGTTGGAACCCATGAAGGTTTTTCCAACTTTGTTCCTGGGCAGCGGGCAAAGATTGCTGGTTCTTCTTCTCCTCGGTTTGTCTTGAAGGTTCTTCCTTCCAGCAACGAGGTGTTGGTTGGGTCGAAGGAGGATGCTGGTGTGACTGAGGTCATCATCAATCGCTCCAGGATCGTTTCTGGTGCCACGGATATTCCTCTGTGGGGTGTGATGAGGTACCGAGGTGTTCCCGCCCCTATTAAGGCGATTAGGCCTCTTCCTGGTGATCTGGACAATTCCAGGATGGTGGTTGAGTTTCAGGAGATGGTTTTTGGTGTTTCTCCTGGTCAGAGTTTGGTGTTCTATGGTGAGGATGACACCGTGTTCGGTGGTGGAGTGATCGAAAAGTAGTTCAACCACATAATTCTCTTGTGGTTGGGTTCGGGACATGATAGAGTCTCATCATGAACCACGCCAAGACAGTGAAATACGTTCGGAAGATGGCTCTTGCCCTTCTTGCCTATGTGCAAGGATATGGTGGCAACGAGCCATTTTCTGTTGATGGTTTGGTATTCAACGGCAAGTCGTTCAACTATCTCGGAAACACAATCGGATTTTTGGATTTTGACACGCAGGAACTTCACTTGAATGTCAACAGCAGTTACTCGTGTCCTTTGATGCGAGATGTTCTCAACCAGTTTGGTTATTTTTTGGAGACTTCGTTTGAGGGTTGGAAGGTGATCTACCATGTCTGAGACCAATACCATTTTCAGCAAGTTCATTTTGGAGGCAATCAAATTGTCTCGTGAGCATGAGTATGAACCTAACCTCCAGGCTTATCTGACGGCGTTGATTGTTTCAGGCGGGAAGATTCTGTCTGTTGGTTTTAATGGCCGGGATAAGGCATCCTCTGGCCTTCAGCGACGTTATTCCCAGCACAACTCTCATCGTGCTTCCAAGCCTTGCACGATTCACGCTGAGATTGATGCTGTTTTGAACTGTCGGAAGAAGATTGATCTGACCGGCAGCAAAATCTTTGTGATTCGTCGGTTGCGTTTAGATTCTGTTGAGAATCCTTTGATTGCAATGGCGAAGCCTTGTCCGATGTGTCAGGCAGTGCTGTTCTCTCTTATGGTATTCGTCGTGCAACTTACACGATTTCCAATGATGAGTTTGGTGTGCTGAACATCACTGATCCCAGGAAGTGAAGTGGTTAAAATGTTGAAGAGTGGTGGTTTGTTCCAAGTGGCTCGCATAACGATCGCCGTTTGGAGTATTTCCGATTTTGCTGATTTTCGCAGGGCTTCCACGTTGGAAGCGGGGGATTTTTTCATTCTTCTCAAGCCAAACAGTTCGTTTGGCTTTCATGTGAATTATTCAGAAATTCTGGTCTCTAAAGATGGCAAACGTGGTTTTATTGCGAACCTTGTCCTAAACATCCAAAACGGTTTTGTTGTTGAAGTAAAGGAATTAGAACAATGAAGATTGGTAGTCTATATCGGGTTGTTTTAGGTTCGAAACCCTGGCTCCGCGGCCATGCCATTTGGGAGACTGATGAGATCGGCTCCGACGATGATGCTAAGATAGTCAGCAGGCTGTGCCGAGGAGATCACTTTGTTTTTCTTGGCAAAGGTCGGAATGGTTTCGATGAAATCCTAGTTTCCAAAGACGGTCAACGTGGCTTTATTCATGGTGTGGACGGGTTGTTGCAGGGGGGCGTGGTGGCAAAAGTGGAGACAGAGAAATGAAAACTGGGGGTTTGTATCGGGCGATTGACAAAGATTCCAACTGGATTGTGTGGTGGAATGCCGATCCAACAGATAGAACAACGGTTTCTGTTTTGAGAGAGGGTGATCTGTTTGTTTATCTTGGCGAAGGACTAAACGACTACTCGAAGGTTCTCATTGTGAAAGATGGTAAACGTGGTTTTATTAGAATCAACAATGAACACGTTGTAGAAATGGACACTGATGAATGAAAATCGGAGGGTTATTCCGGATTGTTGGCGGAGGAACTTGGGGCGTGTATTCGAACACTACAATTTCCGCCGAAGTAGCTTTCTGCATGAATGAGGGCGATTGCTTTGTTGTCCTGGAATGCGTCGAGCTAACCAAACGTCATACGGTTTCAAAAATTCTGGTGGTTGGCAGTTGTTTGAGCGGCTACATCTATTCCTCAGATCGTTCTGACTCCGTTTATTTGAAAGAATTGACAGACAGAGAGGAAGGTGTTGGTGATGGCAACTCCGTATAATCCAAATTCCAGATATGTTCCTTGGCGAATCAAGATTGGAGATCTTGTGTTGATTCGTGCCAGTTTGGTTTATCATCCTGCTTCTGATGATGACTATATTCTTGCCGTATTGGTAGAAATAAAAGAAGAAGGGGTTGATTTTATCAACCCCTGCAAGATCGTCTTTCTCTCCCCAAAACATGACAAAATTGCCATCTTTCTCTCCCCAAAACATGACAAAATTGCCATCTTTCTGGACGTTGTGGAAAACGAGGTTGTTGTGTCAAAAGCAAACAGATACCTCATCAGACGCGCACCAAAAGACGAAAATGAAACAGGTTAAACCATGTACGAATTTGACTCCTGGCAAACTCTACAGTGTTGTTAGATTGCCGTCCACCAATCGAAAGTTTTCCAACATTATTGAATTGGTCGGGGTTGATCATTTCACGCAAGAATTTGTTGACATTTCACCTGGAGACATTCTCATGTTTATTACCACGGTGGGACCGTCAAGTGACGCCTGTGCGGCATTAAACCTGTTTTTGTTTCAGAACAAACTGGTTCAAGTGGGTGCGTATATTCTAATACATGGTTTTTGGCTGGAGGAGGTTCAAAATGCTCATGAGTGATCTTGTGGCCGGAACATTATGTGCTCACAAGGATTACGAAAATTATTTCCTTGTCATTCTGGGGAGGGATACAGAACAGGTAGAGGATTGCATTTATTGTTTCTTTTATTGTTTGGAGACATGGAGGGGAAAAAATGGACCAGACATAGAAGCAAGGCGTGTCTTTGCCCCATACATTCTTAGAAAATTCGACTTGGTTGCAACTCCACAGGAGGAATCAGAATGATCGAAACATACAGAAATCTTGTGATTGGAGGTCTTTACAAAATTAAAGATTGCTTTCTGCTTGTGCTTGGAGGTCTTTACAAAATTAAAGATTGCTTTCTGCTTGTGCTTGGACCTTCTGAAGAATACCCGAAAGATCGCGTTTATTGCATTGAATCTTGGAAAACACAAGAGGGTATTCGTGTTGAGTTGGGCCATGTTCTAATCACCACCATTCTCAGGCATTACAAACTCGTTTCAACGGAGGAATAAAAGGATGGAGTTGCGCTATCCTGACGACATGCCACTAGAAAAGGGTTGCCCTTATCCGATCATTGGTGGATTGTACCAACATCTCTTTTTTCCCGACACGTTTCTCCTTGTTGTTGAACACCATTCCGGTTCGGTTTTTACTTGCCTGGAGACAAGCGTTGGGAGGGATCCGATAATTTGTCACCTTTACGCCAGTTCCATTCATCAGTACACCACTCTCGTCACCGATTTTGGTTGACTCTGGCTCGAAGGCGGGGTAGAGTCTGGTCATGCTTCATCGAATGCCAAAACCGGGAGATGTGATCCAGCGCCGCACAGCGCAGTGCCGAGTTCTTTTTGTTCTTTCGAGTTTCGATGAAAAAATTGACAAGAAGTTGCATGAGGACAATTCACACTGTCGGATTGAGGCATTGGCACCTAACGGGACAAAGATCGAAGTCGTAGTAATCTTCTACGACAGTTGGATTTTCTTCATTGATTCAGAAGTTTCGGATAGAACCAACAAAATAGAGGAGTGAAAGAGGATAACATGGAAGAGACGACTATTACAGAGAAGAAGGTTACGGTTCAGATCAAGGAGAATCCGCGGGACGTGTACTACATGCGTGGTCAGCAAACCCGAGATCATCTCAAGGCCAGAATGGAAGCCTTGAACGCTGGATATGATTACGACAATCCAGATTTTGACAAGATTCGAGAGTTTCTTGGGACTCTTCAAGTGGGTGACACGATTGGTCTTGACGACACAGCTTACAAGGTGGCAAAAGTTAACATTCCCGAGTGTTCTCTTTCCTTGTTCAATCTAACACTGGCAAAACGTGGCAATCCACCAGCCGTGGATATTGCTTCGGAAACGATTGGGTTTGCTCTTGCGTGTGGGTTTGCTGAGATCCTTTATCGGGATGACAAGCCTTACGGAATTGAGCTTGAGAAGGAATACACCATCAAGATTGTCAAGCGCGAAAAGGAGGAATCTGAAGATGGCACTGACGAAGAAGCAGAAAGTGATTCTTGATCGGTTTTGTTCTGGCACCACCAGGACTTCCGTGGTAGAGTACGAAGACCTTCCAGCCCATGTTCGTGAAGAGCTTGAGGGTGGGAAGCTGTGGGAATCACTTTGGTGTGATGCCACTCGATATGTGAATGATTCCCTGAACCCCAACAGAAAGAAAATGTAACTGATGACGAAGGTTGAACTCGCTTTCATTCAACACTTCCTTTCTCTCTTCCTTGCTCTTTCCACAAACACTGCCAGGAAACACAAATGACTGAAGCTGAGATCCTTCTGCTGCTTCCTTCTGTTTTCTCTATTCTGGAGAGCAGAAAGGAAAAGATCCTGGCAGAGTATAAAACCTTTGAGGAAGATGAGGATATCGACCCGAAAAAACTTTGGAGTCTTCTTGTAGACTCAAAGAGTTGGTTCGTTGCAGATGTTCACGAACTTCCAATTCAAGAGTTGGTGATGGTTGTTGATGATCTGCAAGCCATTCCAGATTGGTGTTGTGGCATGACTTATGTTTGCGTTCCTCCCTCTCAGTTGAAAGGAAATGAAATCGTGAAAACTTGGGTTTTTGAGTCAAAGCACGAAGAAGTCGATGAAGGCTTCGACTTGGTTGTTTGGACGGCTGACGACGCCATCGTTGCATGGGATTTCCGATGATTGAAACAAACAACAAAACATATCGTTGTTTTCTCGACACTGAAACAACCGGACTGAACACTCGAAAGGATCAGATCATTGAGATTTGTTTGGTGCTGGAAGAATTTGATCCAGACCATCGTCACCTTCGTGGAAACATCGTTAGGACATTCACAACCAAGGTAAAGCCAACAATCAAAGTTGCTGAAAAGGCAGCGGTAATCAACGGATACACTCCAAAAGCCTGGGAGTATGCTCCTTACTTCTATGAGATTGCAGATAAGGTCGCAGAGATTTTAAGTCTTGCCATTGAGATTGTTGGGCACAACATCTCTTATGACAGAGCAATCATTGAAGAAGCAATGATTCGTTGTTCTGGGCATGAGGATTTCAGCTTTTATCACACGATTGATACTGCAACCTTGGCTTATGAACATTGGGTGGTTCCCGGTTACATCCCCAAGCAAAGCTTGCCTGTTGTTACAAAGTATCTTGGAATCGAGCATTCCAAGGCTCATAGTGCCGAATCAGATACTCTTGCCTGCCGAGAAGTTTTTTATCGGGCTTTGAGTGAAGTAAACTGGAAACCGTGAAGGAGTTCAATGGCACAATGATGTATTTTGTGACGACTGCATGGAGAGGTTCTCTCAACATTTCGAATGCTCGCATGTTTACTGACCTTGATGAAGCATTGAAACACTATCGTGTTCTGGCAAAAATGGAAGAACCTTTTTTGTCTGAGGATGGAACTGGTTGTTTTATTCGAATTTATGAGAGTAAAGCGGGTGAACCTATCAAGCTGATGCCGGTAAAAGTGCTTAGGGCTGCAATGGCCAAGATCATCAAGAACGAATCCTCTTCTTCCTAATCGTCATTCTCCTCCGAGAATGACCTTCTTCAAAACATCTTTCAGGTTTGCTGACTCGTTGACTCGATCTCTTCCGAGGTTTGGATCAAATGTTCCAGTTGGTGTTGACTTGCTTTGTGCGTAGTTCAATGCTTGCTGGGACATTCTTTGTGTTGGAGCAGCACGAGGAACTCTTCCAGAAACTCCGAAAGCTGGGGGAGAAGGGGTTACTCTAGCAGCACTACGAATTTCATCCGGGGTTTGGCTTGCAGCCATTGGTTGTGTTTCATTTGATCTCGTTGCACCAAGCTCAGAAGTTCCCATGTGTTTTGTTGGGTTGCTTGCTGGGTTAGCAACGGCATTTGGAGTTACTGCTGGCAAAACCTTCCCTTGAGGAATTGTTGGTGCTGTTGCAACATCGCTTTTTGGAAGTGGAGGAGGAGGATTCCCAGCAGAAACCGCTTTCGCAACAGTTGAAGAGTGTTTTGCTGTATCCTTGTCCAGCTTCATCCCTGGTGGTTCTCCCATAAATTTGATTGAGCCAAGAGCACCAATGTCAGATTCAACATCGTCAATTGCGTCATAAGCTTTTTGGAAGTCTGGGAGTTTTGATCCTGGACTTCTGACTGTCATTCCGATGTTGTTGAGTTTGCGAAGGGTTGCTCCTTTCAAGGCATCGACAACGGGAGAGTTTTTGATTGAGAATTCTTGTTTCCCAGAAGGAGATGGAGTGCTGTATTGCTCAGGCAAAAACTTCTCCAGAATGATCCAGTCTTTAATGAGGTTTTTCAAGGACATAGGTGTTGTCATGTAAATACTGACACCTGGGCAACAAAGATAAACAGGTATGCCCAACATCGAGTTTTATGTTCCAAACAACGCCGAAGTGATTTTCGTTGAGGATTTTTTCGTGGATGAGATTCTGGGAGGTGCCGAGCTGACCTCTGATGCCATTATCCAGGCCGCCGATAGGATGGTATGCCACCTTCACTCACGCTCCCTCACCGAGCGCCTTGTTAAAGCTCACAGAGCCAAGAAATGGGTGTTTGGAAATCAAACCCAGGTTCCCCACTGGATCCTTAACCTCTTCCTTGAACTCAACGTCGAATATCATTTCTTTGAGTACGACTACAAACCATGTGTCTATCGCTCAACCAAAAAACATGAATCCATCACTGGAAAACCATGCGACTGCAATCAATCCCAGCACGGCCAATGGATGGCCCACTGGATGACAAGCGCAAAAACATTGTTCTGGTGCTCTGGAAAACAACGAGACAAGTTCTATTCCGAATATCCTCATCTCGCCGGTAAAACACGAGACTTTGTTCAAGGATCCACCTTCTATCCAGAAACAATCAAAAAGATTCGTGCTGTCAGAGAACAAAATCTCCCAGCACAAGATCATTGGTGCATCCTCGATTCCGATAGCTGGATCAAGGGAACCTCTGACGCTGTTGATTTCTGCAACCAAAATGGAATGAAGTTCGTGCTGCTTAAAAATCTCAGCAACGAAGACTTTCTAAAACAACTAAGCTCCAGCAAGGGTCTTATCTTCTTTCCCAGAGACATGGACGTTGGTAGCAGAATCACAATTGAATCAAAACTCCTGGGGAGAGAAGTTATCCTGAACTGCAACGTCCTCGTCCAGTTTGAACCCTGGTTCTCTGGGAGCTTGGAAGGCATCGAAGAGTATTTCCTCGACGGACCAATGAGATTTTGGAAAACAATCCGCGGCTCCTAACTCTTCCCTTCTTGAGAACCACTCTCACCTTCTTGACCATCCTCTTCTTTAAGAGATGCCTCCTTCAATCCCCTTCTGGTTATCTTCCACTAGGCAAGAAAGTTGATCAAGGAAACCCCTAGATTCTCTGGGGGAAGCCGGGGGAGGCCCCCCTGACGATTTTTCTTGACGTATGGTCATTCGGCATGGTACCTTTTGGTCATGATGACGAACAACTTGGGGCTGCTGGAAAAGCAGGTGATTTTGATGTTGGGTGTTCCTGGTGCTGGGAAGAGCACCTATATTCGAGGGATTCCTGGGGAAGTGGTTGTGGCATCTGCCGACCATTATTTCATTGACCGTGAGACGGGCCAGTACCTTTTTGACGGCTCTCAACTGGGTCGGGCACACTCAGAGTGCTTGGCCAAGTTCAAGGCCGCTGTTATTCGTCCTGGAGCGATTACGGTGGTGGTAGACAACACCAACACCCAACTGAAGGCACTGGTTCCCTACGTCGAGTTTGCAAACCAACACGGAATCATTCCAACTCTGGTTCACATCGTTGCAGATCCCAAGGTTGCAGCAGCGCGAAATGTCCACGGAGTTCCCGAGGACAGCGTGATGAACATGCACAACAGGCTTCAAACCCTCGTGTCTATCCTCAAGGGAAGCAATCACTTTCCGAACAAGCCCGAATGGAGGTATAACTTTGTTGAAGTCTAAAACATGTCCCGAATGCAAGCAGGAAACCCGTTTGGTTGAGGAGTATCACAATGACAAATATGATGCTTACTTTTGTGAGCACTGTGGGGAGTGGGCCGAAGAGCGTTGCACTGATCCCGATTGTGATTTTTGTTGTTATCGCCCTCTTCATCCTCCGAAGAAAGAATAAAGAAAGAAAGACCATGAAATTTGGTGTTGAAATTGAGTGTTTGATTCCAACTACTCCGCAAGATCCCAACCACCTCACCACTTTCAAAGCGGGCTTTATCCCTGCAATGCAAGGCAAGAAGGTTCCAGTAACCCGGAATGAATATGCCAGGGGGAATTCTGCTTGGCAAGTGAGGTTGGATGGTTCAATCAGGCCCCACAGCTCAGATTACGCTGGGATTGAGATTGTTTCGAGAATTCTCGATGCCAGCAAACCTTCTCATTGGAAAGAGATTCAGCATGTTTGTGAATATCTCCAATCAGTAGGGGCATATGCGAATTATTCCTGTGGTCTGCACATCCACATTGGACTTGGCGCAAAAAACCTGGAGAGAAAAGAAACGCTGAAGTTGGTTCAGCGATTGTTTTTGAGGTATGCAAGGGCAGAAAAAATCTTCGATGCGTTCGTTCCTGAAAACCGTCGAAACAACAAACTTGAGTATGCCCATTCGTGCAACAACAACAAGATGCTTCAGATGGTTTTGGGAGAAGAGAAAGACGCTCTCATCCTTTCTTACAACATTGATTCCAAATATTGGAAGGTAAACCTAAACTCTATCGAAAAGTTTGGAACGGTTGAGTTCCGGCACTTTGCCGGAACTGTCGATGCAGCAACAATCCAGACCTGGGCTCGCTTCCTCCTTGAGTTCGTCGAACAAACCAAAAAGATTGTGGATCTACCCGATTCTGTTGTTGCTCAGGAGGTTGGTCAAAACGTTGCTGCTGATTATGGGATGACGAAAGGCATGTATAACCTTTGGCAGTACCTTTGTCATGCTTATGAAGATGCTGTGAAGAACCGTATTGGTCTTCCCCTGCAAGCGGACAAACCAGTAGCGATGGTAGCGATGTCTATGCTTGACTATTACGGTAACAAGTCTAAAGAAGTCATGGTTGGCATTCCTGTAGAACTCATTGCTCAAAGCACGGGTTTGTCGGTCAAATATATCACAGGAGCAACTCTTCGCCGCAAGTTTCAAAACTTGTGTGTTGGGCAAGATTCCATCCCGCAGTTTGAGTTTGAGCGTGCTGACTCCAATACCTTTCACTATTCACATGGAAGGCATCGTCCCATCCCGAGTATTCTTAAAGAAACCTTTGCATCTGATACGGATATGCGGTTGCTGAAAATCACAAGCAATCCCGCTGAATGGTTCAGGCCCATCATCAAACTGGATTCTTTCAGGAAGTATTCTCTTTGGGATGGAATCTCCCCCAACATCAAATCCAAATTGCTCGAACGTGCTTCGGCATTGAACTCTGGTGATGCCGTTCTCCTCAGCCAAGTTCTTAGCTGTACTTGCTAAAGGAAAGGATCCAATACATCATGCGGTATAGGTGGGCTTGTAATGATGCTTTTCTTGTCAACGATAAAGTTGACAAGATCAACGACTGGCTGAAACAGATGAATGAGGAGTTGAGAACTTCGATCCAGAGTTAATCATCTCGAAGAAGAAAACATGCTGCTCAAAGCAAATTTGCTGGCCAAGAGCAAAACATGAACAACATTTTCGTTGGTGACTTGATCAGGGTGAGTTACGAAGCGTCGTCGAAACTTTGGGGAGATTACTGGATAAGGGGCGACAAAGGAATCCCAGCCGGAATTCACGGCACCAGAATCAGTGATATTGATGATGATATGAGAACGCACTTTATCCCGGACGGTACAATACTACCAGTTCTGAGCATCAAAACGATAAAAGACGAGGACCGCTCTCTATTTGAAACGTTTCTCGTACTAGATTCCAGTGGACGACTTCTCTGGGTCGATGAATCATTCGTAGAAAAATATCAACCCGAACTCAAAGAAACCCAATGAACAACAACAACAATGAGTTGAAAGTTGGAGGTTTGGTTGAGGTTTATTCCTCCCGATTCATAACCGTTGGTGGAACCCCCATTGACATTTCTCAGCCAATGAAAGCCGTCAAAATTGGTGAAGTTGGAGTTGTGCTTGGATTTTTCAGATCTTTTCCTTCTTCTTCCAGGGCTTGGGTTCCTGTTTTATTTGCCAGCACGGGCGAAACGCTCCTGGTGAGAAAGGAATATCTCCGACAAATTCCCACATCAACAGATGAAGAGTATCCTAGCAATGCGACTGTTTGAAACCGGAACACTGGTTGCAGCAAAACCACTAGAGAATCTAGCCAAATCCGTCTCTGGATTTTTACCCAATCCCTTTGGTGGGGTAGAGAAGATTCCTGTCGGTAGCTTGGGCTTTGTTCTCAAGCAAGATGAAAGATGGATTTCTGTTTTGTTTGCTTGCATCGGTTTGACTCTTTGGGTTTGGCACAGCGATCTCCTTCCGATGCCACCAGACGCCTCAGCAGAGCCCGAGAATATCCAGAACGACCCGGAGGACACCAAAACAGTTCAGGGGCCTTAAAAAGCATCCTGGAGCGATTGAAGGGTATGTGTGACAATGACGTGGGAGTATGACAAGGTTGAAGTTGGAGAACTGTTTTTCTGGAAAGGGGGCAGTTTTTCTGTGTTGAAGGGGGAGAACCTGTTGAATATCTTTTCTGTTCCTGGGTTAGCTGGGACCGATGTGCTATCACAAAAAGCAACAGAGGTTGAATTGATGGATGGAATGTCTTTGTTGGTGTTGGAGAAGAGGTATACGAACACGAGGAATCCTTGGGTTAGAGTGCTGCTGTCAACCCCCGAAAAGACTTGGGAAGGTTGGGTCTCACAACACAGAATTCGTTGTCATGTCGGAAAAACAGATGGAGAAGTGGTATTGTGGATCAAAAGTTCATAAATCCAATTAATGAACCAGAAAAACTGGTTGTTGGTGGTCTTTACGAAGTTAGGTTTATTGACCACACAACAAAGATGGTTTACGCTCATCAGAATAGCAGTGGAAATTACATCCATGATCTTTTGAGAGTCGGAGACCTTTTTTGTGGTTATGGAACCCTGGGACAAGGAAAGGGCAACTCAACAACGGAAGTGCTGGTTTTCCAGAGTGAATGCTCCCGGATTTATTACAACCTCGACACGGTATTTGGTAGGCGCCAGAAGTTTTTTGGTTCTTCAAATTGTCGGTGATGATGAAGAAGGAGGAAAATGAGTGACAAAAACAAACTCGAACCTTTCCCATTTTTGGAAATTGGCGGGTTGTATACCATTGTTGAACTCGAGAGAAAGTTGAGAGAGCTCAACTATTGTGTTTGGTTATGCTGGGAAAATAAACACATTGTTCTGCCGATATCAACCATGATCTTTTACCTCGGGAACCATAGGTTTATGGCCCCTTGTGGGCAAAAAGGGTATCTCATTTTTTCAGGTTTTAGATCAGAAATTGGCATCAAAAACCAACTTGTCAAGATTGAAACAACGGCTGTTGAAGATGGCGCATGATGAACAAGGTTGTTGTTGGAGGCTTGTACCGACTGAACCAATATGCTTTGAACAAGCAAAATCGCAGAGAACACAGAACACATTACAAGCGCAAAAACGGCAGTGGAGTTTATGGCGTTGTAGATGGCACAATGCTGCTAACTTGCTTATCCCAGACAATCGGACTTTTTGGCGAAGACGCTTCGTTGTTCCTGGAGCCAGATCTTGGTGTTATCAGGCTGATTACGACCAAGGCTTGGTTCGAGATGTATTTTGAACTCGTTGAAACAAACATGGAGGAGAATGATCAGCCGCCAGAAAACCCTTGACCTTGTTTGGCAGCCATGCTAGAGTCTGGGTATGTTCACCACTCCGATCCATCCCGCGCTTTCTTTCTCCTTCCAGGATTTGGTCCAGGGCCTTGAAACCTGGGTCCAGGAAGGTTCCATTCTTCGTTCGGATTCTATCCAGGCAAATGGCAAGGTGCTTTCGATCTACAACTACTCCAAGGGTTGTCAGTTCGCTCGCAACTGGAACCAATGGACTGTCATGGCTCGTGGTTTGATCCTGGAGCATGAGTCCGTTGATAACCGTACCACTGGCCGAATCGTCGCGATTCCTTTCCCGAAATTTTTCAACGCAACCGAACAAGAAGGCGCAAAGTCTGTTCGTTTTGACGATTCTGGATTCGACATCTTCAAGAAGATGGATGGAAGCCTTGGGATCGTTTACCATTATGATGGTTCGTGGCGTGTTGCCACTCGTGGTTCTTTGAACAGTGATCAAGCTGTCTGGGCAACCAACTGGATCAACGAGCGTCCACAAATTCTTGCTGCTCTTGACAAGGATGTGACTTATCTTTGTGAGATCATCTATGAAGCCAACCGCATTGTCATTTCTTACGACTTTGAAGGTCTTGTGATGCTGGGAGCTTACAACCGTGTCACTGGTCACGAGCTTTCCTATGACTCACTTGATGGGTTGTGTGGAAAGGTTGGAATGCAGATTGCCCAGCGTTACAACTACACCACTTTCGAGCAGATCGTTGATGTGTTGAAGGTTCTTCCTGGGACTGAGGAAGGTTTTGTTATTCGATTCCGGGAGACTGGTGATCGAGTAAAGATGAAGGGTGAGGAATACTGTGTTCTTCACCGCTTGATTTCCAACATCACTCCTCTGTCGATCTGGAACCTTTTGGTTCTTGGTCATGATATGGATTCTTACAAGGCTTCAATGCCTGAAGAGTTTTGGGGTGATATCGACAACATGCTCTCGTTCTTCATGCGGAAGCGGGACGAGATTTTCCAGGCTGTTCTTGTTGCTGCCAAGTCTGTTGAGCATCTCTCCGACAAGGAGCTTGGATTGTTCTTGAAGAGTGAATCCAGTCGCAAGGAAATTCCTTGGAGCCTTGTTTTCCCACTGAGGAAGAAGGGTGAAGAGGCTGTGAAGCAGACCATCCTCCAGCATATCCGTCCCACAGGAAATGTCTGTGCTTAGATTTCTCCACCATTACTGTTGGCGCCGCCTTAAAATGGCAAGAATGAAGCCGCAAGCGATGGTCGGCAAACTGTATACCAATAAACGACTCCTCTCCCCCAGTTTCATTTGGCGAGAGATAGAAAACGGGCAGTTTGAAGAAGATTGGATTCATCTTAAAACCTTTGTTGTCGTGGGGTTCTTTTTGAAGAAGGAATTGGTTTTTCGCCTTTTGACAAGAGAGGGGGAACTCGTTCGAATATTGTGGAGTCCATATCACGAATGGATTGAACTCAAAGATACCGAGGGGAATTCATGACAACAAGAAAACTGCAACCAGCATTCCTGGTTTTGTATGTGATTGGTCCAATCACCCTTGGTCCTCACACACTAACCCGGCGCACCCCTGCATTAGAAAAGAAATTCCCAGCGAAGTATAAAGGAGAATATTGGGAGTATGTTACTCCATCAGGAGAAATTGGGAGCTGCTTCTTCAGTTTGAACTGATTCGTGTTATCGAGTCTGAAGAAGATTTGGTGATTTAGACGTGCCGAAGAAAACAAAGAGCCCAAGACCTCCTGCCAAAGCAAAAAACCTCGTGGGCAAACTCATGTGTTCGACACATCGTTTGAATCTTTACATTGGCTACAAAGGCCCTGGAAGTAATTGGAAACCGGGATTTTTGTATGCAGGACAGAATTTTGTTGTTTTGCGTGCGACGCCACACAAGCAGAAACTTATTCGTGACGGTAACGTTTCTGCCTATTTCCTTTACGATTTGGAGATCCTTGCGGCAGGCACAGACACTCCAGCCGCGCTGTTGAGTGTGGATTTGAAACATTTCAAGGAAGTGACAATTGGTGATGAATAACTTGGAGGCAACCCGACACTCCTTGATTGGAAAGCTGGTCAGAGCAAACTTTTTCTCCTTCCCAGTGAACAGGCATAAATTGGTTATATCGAGCCATGTGCCTTTTGAAACCAGTTTTTTGCTTTTTTCATCTTGTTTCGTTGTGTTGGAAGTTGAGGAAATACCTGAAGGCGCACCGCGCAAGAGCACTCACCCAGGTGCATTCATGTTAAAAGTCTTGACTGTTCCCGAAGGAATCATTGGTTGGCTTTATTGCTGCGACCCAGCTTGGTTGGTGGAAATCACAGAGGAAAAACCGTGAAGGACAACAAAGATCCGATTGCTGAAAAGATTGCAGAGATGGAAGCCGAGTATCTGGCAAAGAGAGAGAAAACGGCCTTTACCAGAAGCTGGAAGATTGTATCGAGTTTCTTCTGGTTCCAGCCCAGGAGACTTTTGGCCAAGATGCGCTTACGTTCTGCACCCGAATCCGTCAATTGAACGTGATCGAATCACGTTGAACGAAGGCGATTACGTTCACGTTCTCGATTCCACTCCTTCTCACTTTGGCAAACATGCTGTGACCAAAGTTATCACGCCTTGTGGAAGGATCGCATATATGTCCTCAGTGCTCCTTGAAAGAAATCCAGTGGAAACAGAATGACAACCAACTCAGAACAAAAACGCTTGACAGAGAAGTTTGTTGGGAAGCTTGTTTGCAGCACCTGCACTTTCCCAAGACTCTGGAACTATAGCGCCACCACATCAACAGAGATTTTGGTCGCCGGTTTTATTCGTTTTGGCTGGCTCATTCACCCGAACACCAAACTCACTCTACTCTGCCCAGCAAACTCCAATGATGTTCTCTGATCCACTCATCCCAGGAAAACTGTATTACCTCACAACTCATTCAAAATATAACATCCGGGTCTATCAATACCCACATTCAAAGAACAAAACGAGAGATGAAGATGAACTGGTTGGTGAAATTAGCGTCCTTGACAGCTTTGTTTATCTTGGCAAAAGCCCAGAAGGTTTAGAACTGGTCTTGCTGGGAGATGGAACGTTTGGCTATATGGATGTTTGGTGTGAATATCATCACTTCAAAGAAGTGGTAACAACGGAAGAAGAATGATGTGGATTGTTAATGGGTTGTATGAAAATCGCTGCACCGCATATTCCATCAGCGAGGGTTTGATCCAGACGGACGGAACCACTTGGGAAAACTCTCGACATCTTGGAAACTTGATGAAAGGTGAGAAATTCGTGTTGCTTGATTGGCAACATGCTCGCCTGAGCGGGGTTATTCCTCGACGGTCCCACTATAACGTTTTGTTGTTGCGGGTGATGACGTTGGATGGTACAATCGGCTGGATCAGGACAAACGACTCTTACTTCCACACTGGCTTTGAACTCCTTGCAAGGCCCAATGACAACGAACAACACCAAAAAAAAACGAAGTTCCTTGAACCTTTTCAGCCGTTTGTTGGAAAGTTGGTGATATGGATAGATGATTGGGGAAGAAATTTGTGGCTTACAGAAGGCTCCACAGGAAACCATTTATGCGGCTCCTTGGAGCCAGACGATTTATTTGTTGTTCTTTCTCTGGAATTTGCCCGTGACTGTGATGGTGAAGTGTCCAAATTAAAATCCTACACCCCAAATTCGGCGCCGTGTTTGTCGATGTGGTGTATCCAGATGATCTCGCCGTTATTTCTTCAGATGAGGAATCAGAATGACACAATCCAACAATCCGTTTGAAAAGTTCACAGGGAAGCTTGTGAGATGCTCCTACGCTGTTCGTTTGGAGACAGATTATTCTGGTGGATATGACAGAATCCCAGCTCAAACCATCTTTCTTGTTCTTGATACGAGTGATGTTGGGTACTGCTGGGAAGAAGAAGCAAGTCCGGGTGATTTACGATGGGGGTTCGGTTTGAAGGTTTTGACTGCCGAAGGAGTTTTTGAAACCCAAGAAGTCATTCTTGAGTCACTCACCATCGTAGAAACAGAAGACAAGGAATAAGCCAACAATGCCACCAGCCAAAACAAACAAATCCGGAATCAGGAAAGTTAGAGTTTCCAAAAAAGAGATCGAAGCTTCTCAATCGAAAACCAAAGAAGAATTGTTGTTGGTTTCCTACCACAGACCAACAACTCCGGACGGCAGACTCAGGGATGACTTTTCAACAGACCCCGCAATCATGTTTTTTGAAGCCTTGTCTTTTGGCAAAAACCTCACACTAAGAGCAGAATCTATTTGTAGCGGTTCTCTCGTTCTTTCAATTGGCAGAATTATTCACAACGAATACACTCTCGACCTTCCTCTGATTGAAGTTGTTTCCCCAACTGGAAAAGTTGGTTTTGTAAACCCGGTGTTCCTCTATCGACTTGATCAAGTTGCACTTGAAAGTCTGAGCAAACAAAATGAGTGAAAAGAAATTCGTTGCCCATCTTTGTTTGCTCCGTCATTATGGCAACTCAAATCAATTCGTTTACTCATCCGAACAACCCAGATTTTTCATTGAAGAGCTAAAGGAAGGACAACCCTTCGTTGCCTTCTTTGATGTGAACGAAAAGAAAAACCCATTGTGTTATTACTTCCTTCCGGTTCTAACTCAGAGCGGCAAACTGGGAGCTGTCCTTTGTATGGAAGAAGAAATTGAGATCATTCAGAGAGGAGATATAGACGAACAATGCTGTGCAGAGTAATTCGTGGTTCCGGCATCAGAGGGCTGGACAGTCATTATTTCCCCTATGTTGTTAAGGACAACAACACCGGTAAATTTTTCGACATCCGATTTCTTGAAATTGGCTCAATCATCATGTTTGTAAATTTTGAGTTTGACTTGGGAGAAGCGCATCGAACGTGCAACTGGCCAAATTTCATCACAGCAGATGGAGTCTTGGGAACGGTGGAATATCAAAAACACATGATCCATCCATCTCTACCCATCTGGGTTGAAGAACTCACGGAAGAGAATTGTTTATATGCCTAATGGTTACACAAAGACTCCTGGTTGTCCCAAATACGTTGAAATCTTCAACATCACAAATCCAGATGAGGCTTGGTATGGAGAGTTTGGTGTCGGCCCATTCATTCGAATCATAACGGAAAGAGTCTATCTGGAGATAGGCGTTGATCCCGAAAACCAGGATCATTGGATTTGGTACATCCAACCAGACTGCGGCAGTCCAATCCCAGCACTTCAAGGCTCTGGCCCGAATATCCCCGACATCGCTTTTGACATCTTCCGAGACTACGGCCTTCTTCCCCCAGAATCAACGTAAAGGCACCTGTACGCCTTTTTAGAGCCTTCAAACCTTTCCAAGCCACTCTCACCCATCCCAAAATTCTTCGGGCGTTGCAAGGCATCCTGGAGCGATTTGGGTTTTGACCGGAAGGGTGTTGACAGGGTTTTGTGGTTATGGTAAGGTGTGTGTTATGAAGAACATCGTCAAGGGTCACAAGGTTCGAGTCAACAAGGACATTCACCGGGTTGCTTCCTGGGAAGCGGGAACTCAAGAAGTTCTTCCTGGAGTGGTTGTTCCTGCAAGCATCCCCAACCACATCCTTTATGCCGAGAAGGGAGAAGAGGGCGAAGTTGTTGAGACTTTCCGAAACACTTGCAGCGGCAGTTCTTCTGTTCATGGTCCTTGGTATGCCAAGGTGTTGATGAATGGTAGCATCAAAACTTTTCGACTGACTTCTTTGGAGAGGATTGATGGATAGTAACAACAGCCACCAAACCACTTTTCAAACCAAAGATGGCAGGTTGTGGTCGAAAGGTGATTTGTGTCATTTTGCTCCGTTGCCTGTGAACAAACAAATTTGGTGGGTAAGTGCTTCAACCGCAAACCGTCTGAGGTTTTTATCCTCTGATCTCTGGATCCTTCTTCATATTGATTTTACCTTCGAAATTGTTACTATCCTTCATCCTAAACATGGGGTGTTGGAAGTCCCAATTCCAACCGAAAACATTGTTCGGGTTTGCCCAACAAAACGATGAGAGGAAAATGATGAGTAAATTTCAGGATTTCGAAGGTAGAAAGCCCAGAAGAGGAGATTTGGCTTGTTTTAACAGCTTTGAAGCTGTCAATAGCACATGGAATATAGCCACGGTGGATAGTTCGGGAAGGAATGTTTATTTCAGCCCGATGGACTATTGGATCTTGTTGGATATGCCCTGGCATGGCCGTGTTGACATTCTTCACCCAACACATGGAGTGCTGAATGTTCCAATTACCCCACGAGCCATTCGGCTTGTTACCACAGCCTCGAAAGAAAACAACAATGAGTGAACGCCAGCAACAAAAGATCCAGGTTGGTGATTTGGTTCAATACGTTCCAGATCCAAAAGACGAAGAGAAGTATGGGTCTGTGGAAAACTTCATTTACGGGTGTTGTGAAGCGGTTTGTACTTGCGAGCGATACATCCAGTGTGATAATTGCATCAGGTGCCTGGATGCTGGAGTTCCTGTCCTGGTTGTTGGCATTGTTCCAGTAAACCCATCATCCAATGATGGTTCCAGTTACTTGATTGTTCTCATGCCAAACGGGGAAGAGGTTACTTTTGGATACGACGAAGAATACGACGAAGAAGTCGGAGGCGGAAGATTCGTTCTGGTTGAGGAAAACAATAATGAGTGATAAACCGTTGCCATTTCAACTTCAACCCGGAACTTTGTTGAAAGTGACCAGTTTTTGCTTTGGCATTCAATACAAACCAGATCCCTGGAAGCCTGATGCCCTTGGTTATTCCAAAGATTTCTCCCTTGAAATTGGAGAGTTTGTGGTTTTGTGTGGATCACCATTTATTTGGAAGTATTTTGATACCACACTCACCGCCTTCCCGATGATTCACCCAATTCATGGTAAATTCGTTTTGAATTTCCAAGATTCTTCGGAGGTTTCGGTGTTTTTGAAGTTTGTGAGCAATAACGATGACGATTGATCAATCGCTCTTGGATGAATTTATGCCTGGGAATTTGTTGAGGGTATCCCGACAATGCTTGGGCTTTCAATATAAACCAGACTCTTGGCAGATAGGAAGCACCGACCGAGAAAGTTTCACGATCAAACCCAACGATCTGATGAGTTTATGCAAACCGCCATTAATTGATTCCAAATTTTCGTTTTTGGTTTTCCCCGTGCTTCATCCAGTTTATGGAAAAATCACTTTGAATTTCAATCCGGGTAACGCAATGAATTATCTGGGGGTTGTGAGTGTTGAAGAAGATGAATGAGTGCAGAGATTACAAAACCGGCGATTTGCTTGAGACTTTGCGTCCAACCATTTGTCTCAAACGAAACAAGGAACCTTGGGTGTTCGATGTTCGTGATGGTAAACTCTTCTCAATAGAGAAAGGAGAGTTTTTGCTCTTGTTCGAAATCGAAGAAGATGCGGATAAAACCTTACGTTTTTTGTGCATCCACCCAGTTCACGGAAAGATCATTGTCAGTTTTGCTGATTTTATTGATTCAACGAGTTTTCTCCGCAGCAAAGAAATGGCAGAATAAAAGTGGAAATTGAAAACGAGGATTGGGCCATTGGAACTTTGTTGGTGGTTACAGAGGAATGCTTGGGCTTCCAAAGCGAACCAGATCCTTGGGATTTTGCCAATGTTACCAAGCATAAACGTTTGGTTGTTGGGGATCATGTTGTTGTCGCATCCCCAGCAACGAAAGAGAAGTGGAAGAATTCAACTTACAACGTTCACAGAATTATTCATCCTGCTTACGGGAATTTGATTCTTTCTTTTGCATCGGGTCAGGATGATTACCAGATAGAACACTTCACCAGAAAGGTTAAGGTTGTCGTTGACAATGGAGATGAGTGAACCAGAATTCAAGTGTGGAGATTTGGTTAGCTTTGCCAAAACTTGTTATGTAGTCAAATACCAGCCAAATTCATGGGGCTGGCAACATTGGACTGATTATTCCGATCATCTTATCAGTCCAGGGGAGTTTTCCGTTGTGTGCAGCGTTGTTAACGACGTGAGTTTTTACCGAGTTTTGCTCATTCATCCCACACAGGGGAAGGTTGTGATGAATTTTGCATCACCATACGGCATGAAACAACTTCTCAAGCACCAGGAAACAGAATGACAAAGAAGGGTGTTGGTGAAAAGAAAAAAATGGCGAATTATGAAACCTGGGAGGCAGGAACTCTCCTTGTAACAAAACAACGAATTGTAATCGTGCGTCATTTACCGGATCCTTGGGATTTCCAATCCAAGAATTTCACCCGCATTTGCCTTAATGAGTCAGAGAATTTTATTCTCATGTCTCCCAACACAGAAGAGGAATATTGTGGGACGTACTACCTTGTTTTTAGGATTTTGCACCCAATTCACGGTAGAACGGTTGTATCACTTGACAACAGCGATGGTACCAAGGTCGAAGAATACATCGCACCAGTTCCAACATTGGAAGGATGTTAGCGATGATTGATTGTCGTAATGGATCGAAATAATTTTCTGTTGCTTTTGAGGCTGGCGTGCTGTAGAGTATCCTCATGACGAATAACGTCCAGCAACAAAAAATTCCCGAGATCGGAACTTTGTTGGAAGTGGCAAATGAGGAATTTGGCAACTGGCTTCCTCAAGGTAGTATTGTTCCCGGATGGGATTGCTCTGGTGATTTTGAGGATGCGTTGTTCGGTCAGAACTTCTCATACAAAGTTGGTGACAAGGTTGTTTTCATGGGCCTTGCGGTCGAAAACGATGAAGGTGGCGATCCGATTTGGTTTCGGGTTCTCCTCCTCGATCCTGCTCGTGGTGAAAAAACTTCCGCTGTGTGTATGCCGTTCCTAGAAGATCTGTTTCTCTTGCACTTCTGCAAATCCTTTCTTCCCATCCCACCAACAACGCAAGACGATGATGAATACTCAGTCTTGACCTTCCTTTCTGCGTGTTCGGGTGAAGTTGTTTGTTGTGAACTTCTGCCACAGTTATGGGAAAGCACATTCGAAAGGATTCAAGAAGAAGATGAGTAACAACAGCAGGTTCTTTGACTTTAAGGTTGGGAAGTTGTATCGTCTCACCCGATATTATTTTTGGGCTGGTAATGACGTTGATTGGAACGACGCTGAAGAAGAAGATCTTCTAGTAAAAGAGGCCAGGGTTGGCGAAATTGTTGTCTTTATGGGTTTCAAATCATTTGTGTCCTTTGGGAAAAAATATAAGGCTTTGTCATTCATTTCGGCAGATCAAGGTGGTTTGGTTTACATGGCGCTGCATTCAGATTACTGGGATTCGTACTTTGAAAGGATCCCAGACGATGATCAGTGATTTTAAGATTGGGAAGTTGTATGAAGTCACTGCCACATTCTACAATTACAACAATTTCGGAACTTGTTTCCAAGTGGGTGATTTTCTGGTTTATTTGGAAGAAAAGGAGTCTCTGACTCCTGGTGTGATAGAGTTGATTTTTCTTTCCCCGCAGCACGGCAGAGTTTTTTTCTCCCTCCGCGACCACTCGACTTTGTTTTCGCTCCTTCGAGAAATTCCAGGTGATGATGAATGACAGAAAACACACAACAGCCTCAAATCCTATTGATTAACAGCAACGACTGCGTTGACACTCTGAATCCAGGCGATTTGTGTGAGTGGGCGGATTATCCTTTAAGAGACGCATATTGGGTGACAAAGGAGTCATATCGGCTCTACAATTGTGTAGCTTATATGACAAAAACCAATGTTGCTCGTGTTGGATTTTCCACAATTTTTGCGGTTGTTGGTGCTGACTGTTTGGACAGCGGAGGATTGGAACTTACTCTGCTGGACCCGGTTGTCGGGCGATGGTATTTCCGTCAACAATCCACTCAAGTTGTTTGGGCTCTTAGAAAGGTAGTAGCGGACGAATGAACAGCGCAGAAAATGAAAAGATGACCGACTTGTTCCCAGGAAAACTTTATGAACTCACAACGGGGTGGTTGAGCTTTTATTTCGCTTCTATCGAAAAAGAAGTTGTGATTGGTAAAGGTGAACGTCTGTTGTTTTTGTTTGAGAGTTGTCATGGTCGTCTTCTCTCCCTTGTTTTCCTAAGCCCAAAACATGGTAAAACTGTTGTGTGCGACTTTGGGATCAGTAAAGGAAAGAACTATCATCCGTCGTTCTTTGAATTGTTTCAAGAAGTGCAGTGCAATGACGAATAAATCGGATCTTGTTGTGGGCCAGCTTTACCGTTTGTCTAATTTTTTGTCCAATTCTTTGGATCCCGACGAATACAACCTCGTCTACACACACGGGGGAGGAAAACAATGTTGGTTGAAGGCAGACGAGTTGCTTGTTTTCACGGGCCAAAGAGTCGTCGAAGAAGATTACGAGTTGTTTGACGAATACGCATTCCTCTCTCCTGAACATGGGCATGTGGTTGTGATTACGCGCCACAAAAAACCACTTTCTTTCACTCTTGCTGTAGATGAAGAGAAGAATCCATGATTTTCGATCTTGTTCCTGGGGAGTTGTATGAAACTGTTCACGAACTCCGAGTTAATGTGAATTTGACAACCAATGTTTTGCTCGAAGAAGGGGATCGAGTTGTCGTTCTTTCACATACTTTTGGTCTGCACAAGAGCCCAATGGCCACCGTGTCGCTCTTGAGCCCTAAGCATGGAAAAGTCAAGGCTACATTGATTTTTAGTAGCAATATTCTCAAGGGAACAGAAGTGTGGTTCAAAAGGATTTCCACAGAAGAAGAGGAACAAGTATGATTACGAATTCGGTTTACAAGATCGGTGGTTTGTTTCGGTGTTTGAAAAACGTTCATTATGAACGAGAAGGGCAAACTTCCAGGCTTGGAGTGGTTTTTGGCGGGATCAACACCAAACTGTTCAGCAGATCAGCGTGGATTGTTTTTGGGGATTTGTGTGTTCTTCTCAACGTTGACAGGATTGGTGGCAAGTTTTTCTGGCTGCATCCAGATCATGGAAAGATCTTTACACGATTCACCGTGGATGATTTTTATGATGGGAGATTGTTCCACGAAACCTGGGAGGAGGTAAAACAGGATGAGATCGTTGAGTGAGATCAAAGTCGGAAAACTGTATCGTAGCAAAACATTTCTAACGTTCAGCCTGGAAACCAACTCAAAACAAACCAAATATCTCACATTCTTTGGATATCCAAGTCGTAACAGTGTCGAGCCGGGGACTTTGTGTCTTTTGCTGAGTGTTGAGCCAATCGAGTGCAGGACTTATTAGTTGCACCCAGATCATGGAAAGATCTCTTGCCCATTTCTTTTGAGCAAGTTTTGGATTGGCTGGGAAGAAGTGAGTGACCTGGATGATCATGCTGAATGAGTAGTTGTCAACAAAGAGTCAAGTAAATGAGCACCTGTCAATTTAAGCCTGGGGATTTGGTTCGTAGAAAAGAAGACGACATAAGTTTTGGAATCGTTCTCCGGGTTCGAGACACAAACATAAACCAGTTCAAGGGTTCTTCATTTGTCTGCGTCCTTGATTCGGATTCAGGAAACCAAATGTGGTTTTTTGAATCCAGGCTGGTTCATGTCGAGGTAGAAGAAGAAGCGGAAAACAATGAGTAGCAACAACAGCAGCAGCGGAAAATTTCAGGTTGGAGACTTGGTTGAGATGCAAGTTATCACCTTCAATGAAGAATTGAAAAAAGGAGTTGTTATTGATATTGTTTCCAACAATATCAAGTATCCAGGAGAAGATTCGTTCCAAGTTTTGAAGGTTTGCAATCTTGCTGGTAACACAACTCAAATCTGGAGTAGATCTCTCAAACTTTTAGCAACAGCAGCAGAGGAATCGAACACATGACCAAGCCAAAATTCTTATCTCTCCGAGACTCACAAACCCTTTTGACTTTCTTCAAGAAAGACGACTTCTATCCTGGGTTGCTGTTGGAACAAGAGAACGGCGAGCACATTTGCTTGCTCGATTTCTTGTTTGAAGTGTTTGATGACGAACAAGAGACTCACACTTATCTTTTCTTCTCAGGCATCAAATTGGATGGCTCCAAAAGTCGTTTCTGCATTCAGTTTCAAAAAAGAGTTTCTGGGTTCTCGTTCCGTGATCCCGACGCATCCTTCCTCTGATATCCACAACCCCTCACAAGCCTCAGCAGTGCCACCAAATCTTTTCAACGACACCCAATCCATCCAAGATATTTCCCTGTCAGGATAAGCCTCCTGAAGTGATTTGGGGTGTGGGGTGGTTTTGGTGTTGCGTGTTGGGATGAGTGGTGATAGAGTGTGGGCATGAACACTCATCCATATCGTCTTGCGTGGCAGCCGTCTCCAATTCCTCCCAAGTTGAATCGGTTCAAGTTTTGGAATAGAGTTTCATTGGCCGGACTTGTTTTTCATGTTCTTTCCGCGTTTTTACTCTTGGCCTCAATTCCCTTTTACCCTTACCCATCGCAGAACGGTGAACTGTTCCGGCAAATTGCATTTCTCTTCTTTGTTAGCTTTGCAATCGTTGTTGTTTACTCTGTTGGGAAGATGGAGGATCTTTCATGAAACCTGGGGATTTGGTTGGTTTTGTTCCCAGTGTACGCAGTGGATATAAGAAAGAAAGAGGTTTCTTTGAAGTAACGGATGATCAAAACAATGATTTTGTCGCCATTGAAGAAGCGGGGGGAAAGTGGCGGTATGTTTTGCTTCCCCCGGATTATTCCCAGGGGTATGACCGACCAAGAGGAAGAATCAACCTTGTAACAGTACACACCGACGCAAAATTCATTTGCATAGATGTCGGGTTCAACCCAAACCCATGCACTCATTGGTGTGTCTTGTTGGCTGTGGAACATGCTCATATTATTTTCTCAAGCAGTGCCGATGAACTCTTTGAAGTTCTTGCGGAAAGCAATGTGGAAGAGCAATGACCAACGAACCCACAGAAGAGGAAAAGAAGCTGGTTGGAAAGCTAGTTCGGCTCAAGACCGACGAGGATCACAACACTTCAAAAGCTCCAGTTATTTCCATTTCCATTCAGGAGGAGTTGAAATGTGATTCGACACTTCCAAGAACTTGGTTCGGTGGAAGGTATGCAAAACCAAATGGCAAGACTCAAGCAGAAGCCTTGAAGTTTTTACCCAAACAAACGACCTTGCTGATTGTTGATGTTGTCACTCTTCATGAATGTGAACCACTTTATGCTGTTGTTGACAACGGGACTGGATCGTTGTATCTCATCAACCGAGACGGCTTTGAACTGGTTCCAGACAAAGAGGGGAAGATTCATGACAAAGAGGGGAAGATTCATGACAAAGATTGGTGATTTGGTTTGCCTGAATAATGAACTTGACCTCAGGCATGTCATTAAAAACCCATCAGAAGTTTACCACGTTGATTCATTGCCAAAATCAGTTTTAGGGAACTATTGGCTTCTGGCTTCAGGTCCAAACAGCGATCATGTTCTCAATGACGAACTTTTTTTGGTTGTTGATTACTGTCCAAGCCAAAAAAATATCGAAGGAGAACCGTGGTGGATCGTGTTTTCTCCGAAACACGACCTGTTTTTTCCTTTGGTAGAAGGAGAGTTTGAACCGGCGACCGGGGAAAGTAATGTTGATGACACAACAGTTTAAGATTGGTGATTTGGTTCGAGTGCTGGGCACGACTAGGCTATTCTCAATTCAGAAATGTGATTCACCAGGAGGTGTGGTTTCTATACATTCGAACAACAATTGGTCTTTTGCAGCCAATAACAGGAACAGCCATTTCGATTTGATTGACGAGCTGCTTTTGGTGGTGGATATTTGCAAAACATCTTTTGATTCAACATGGTGGATTGCGCTTTCTCCTACACATAATTTGTGCTTTGCATTACTGGAGAATGAGTTACAGCCAGTAGACACGAGCGGAAACACCCAAGATGTTGAGTGAAAAAATCACAATTGGCGATTTGGTTCAATGCACACGAGACCTCTGCCTTAATGAAGTTGTTCAATCAACGGAACAAAATCGTGGAAAATATCAACTTTCCCAAACCGGAATCTTTTGGGAATATAAACAACATAGCATTGTCCTCCAAGAAAATTCTCTGTTGCTCATTATTGATTTGATCCCACATTTCCGCAGCAAAAACGACCACTTGTTCATTTGTTTGGGGGGCAATGGAAAAACAGTGCCGCTGTTCGACAACGAAATCACTCTGATACAAAAAAGAAACGGAGAACTTCCTTTATGATCAAGATTGGTGATTTGGTTAGAATCTCGGTCACAGTGTACGAAATACGCAGTCACATCGAGGCATCAACAAACCAAGGCAGTGCCACTTTGCCTCGTTCTCAAAACGGACTTTATTGGTATTACCGCTACGTCCGCCTCTTCCACAAGAAGCCGCGACACAGCACAAATGCTATTGTTGTTGATTCTGCTGTTCTTGATGATGGACGTAAAATATTTGTCTGTTTAAGCCCAAATGGAGAGTTCAAACCCTTTGTAGAAACAGAATTGTCTCTGATCATAAAAGGAAATTGTGACGAGAGTTAGTGTAATAGAAAGATCAATCTTCATTGAAAAACAATCTCTCATTCAGAAAAGGTCAGAGCGTTGAATAACCACTTGGAAGTTTTCAGCAAGTCAAGTGGGTCTTGACGTTATGAATCGGAAGGTATACTTCGCACTCAGAGCAAAAGTGACCTATGCCATCATCTCCTTTGTCCCGTTGTCTCCTGCACACAAAAACAGTACCCGAAGGAAACACGGGAATGGTTAGATTTGTTTGTGATGTGTTGGTAGTTTCCATGCACTTTCTACAGATTCCACCCACTTCCGAGCAGGGTTTTTTGCACTTGTCACATTGATCAAATGTGTTGAAAGGAATCATCCAATCTTTACCCGAAACATGGTGCAGAGCGGGCCAGGAGTCGTTTGTGGGAGATCCAACAGAAGATGGAGTTACCTTCGTCATCACAAGAGCAATGTGTTCTTTGATAACCTGCACTTGTTTTTCATTCAGAGCCACTGTGCCAGAAAGTTCCAAAAACCCGTTTAACCAATACAAAAAATCACGTTCATTCATTGTAACACCTAGTCATATCCAGTTGTGGCACTTTTGATCAACGGTTAACAGCCCTGCAACAGTGCCCCCCGGATCCAACACCAAATCTCAGAAAGGCAACAGAACACCATCATGACTCAGAATATCAGCAGGCCAAATCTTCCTCCTCCACCAATCAACCTCGTCCCTGGGGAGACCTATCAACTCCAGCCGTTTCACACCTCGACAATGCGACACACCCCAGAAGTCCGAATTGTTTTCAACGATCCAACCGATTTGAAAGAGCCCAAATTCTTCCCTGCTGGAACTGAGGTTGTCTGCCTTGGAACAAACGATGGCTGGAAAGATACTGTTTGGGTTAAAATTCCAGGTCTTTATGCCTGCTCGGGTTGGGTTTACAACTACGAACTGCAACACCCACATCGGCCTTGACACTATACGCCTTATTGGCGCCATCCTTCGTCCCAACACACCCTAACCCGTCCAAACAATTTCCTGACACTATAAGGCATCCTGGAGCGATCTATGACCGATGACAACAGCAATCACTTGAAGCGGTGGTGGAATTCTTTTGAGCCGGGGGATTTGGTTCGTCAGAAGAAAGAGTTTATTGGAACTCCTCTTCGTTTTTGGGCAAGAATGGCTTCTATGGGTATTTTTGAATTTCCTTCGGACACATTTTTTCTTTGTTTGGAAGTGGTAGAAGATGGTGAAGTGTGGAATCTGCTTGCGCCGGGAGGTGAGCAGGTGTTATGCCGTTATCACGCCCTCGAATTGGTAAGGTTCGCCAGCGAGAAAGATGAAGAGGAAACCGATGACAAAGAATGTGTTTGAGGCTGGTAACTTGATCTTTGGGAAAAACAGTATGGGAGCAAGAGTGTATACTGCGATGAAAGGATTGTCCGGGGGCAAAACGAAGTGGTATTTTGATGCCACACACACACACCTCCCTTGCCGCCATCCAGTTGTGTTTCTTGATAAAATCCAAGACGGTTTTGGTCGCAACTTTCTCAGAGTCATTGGACCAGACGGCATTTGTTATGTCAGGAAGGAAGCTTTCTTTTGACAGAGACAGAGTATGATGATTCTTTTTATGGTATTCACCCAAAACAGATTGTTCCAGGAACGCTTTTTGTCAGCCGTGATCCATCAATCCGTGCGAACCTTTTAGTTTTGGGTGGTGTGGATTGGGATTATAGGGATGCAGGCTATGGCAGGGTTGAGTTTTTGGTGTTCTTCTTTGGTTTGCATAGTCAAACTGGCAAATCAATGCAATGCCGCGTAAATGCAATAGAAGATTCATACAATGGCAGAATCAATTGGATCAACTACGATATCCTACTTCCAACTGGGAACGATCCATGACCATCTCTCACAACTCCAAAGACATCGTTCCTGGAGCATTGATTGTTCTGGCAACCACAAAGGAAATCATCTGTCTCGTTCTGGGCGAAGTAGAAACTGCACAGATGAATGATACCGTCCAAGCACAATTGACAACCTCATCATCCTCTATATTGCTAGCGTATTGCGATGCCTCAACCAGCTTCATTGGATTGAGTGCCAAATCCGGGGTAAAGAACAAGTTTTATTTGCGAAGCAACAAAAACAGGGTTTTTGACTTTTTGATTTATTCCCCAGACCATGATCAGGAAAACTCAGAGTGACAACACTAGAAGATCTCAAAAACATTGCACCTGGATCGCTAGTGATTTTTGGGGGTGAGCCCAATCATGTTGCTCTTGTGCTTGGATGGAGCAGATTCAAAGGCTACTCTGCGGGTTATGTTGTTCTTTGGGGTAGTGGACGTGTTATGGAAATTTTTTTCTGGCCCGATGAAGCTGGGCATGTTACTATCATCCCACCCAACCCCGACACAGAAGACTAGAAACACCAAATGAATTTTCAAGACGTGAAAGCTTTGTACCCCGTTGGAACCATGCTGATGTATCACTCCACGAACACGAACAGATTTTATGACAGTGATCTGATTCTTTCTTGGTGCGAGACTTATGAGACTGCGGAGGTCTTGACTTCCAATGGAAAAATCAGGACTTTTGGTTATTTGTCAGTTCATAGAAGCACTTTGTGGCCAAACACTCAGATTGTTCTTCCGCCATCAACCACAGAGGAGTGATTATGACAAAGGATTAGTTTCCTGTTGGGACATTGTTGTCTTCTGATTATTGGTCAATTTTGATTCTTGCTTGGAGTGACGATGGGAAGCGGGCAACCGTGTTGTTCGAGGATGGTGAAATCCATAACCGCAGAGACCTAACAATCAAGGCACATGCTGCATTACACAATGTAATCATTCTTCTTCCAGCGGAGCAACAACCATGACTGATCAAAAATCTGAATCTACAAATGAGAAATTTCCTCCCGGAACACTGTTTTTTAGCACGCATACTGGCCTTTCTTTCGTGGTTGTGAGTTGGAAGGAAAC